ATGCAAAGTAAATGGATCGCAGCGGCAGCCTACGGGCTGTTAATCGCGTCCATGGCCAACGCCGAAAGCTCGATCGTCGGCCGCGCATCGGTCATCGATGGCGACACGCTCGAAATCAACGGCGAGCGGATTCGACTTCACGGCGTGGATGCGCCGGAGAGCTGGCAGCGCTGTGAGGACGGCGACGGTGCCACATACCGGTGCGGGCGCGAGGCAGCCGCGGCCCTCGACCGGTTTCTCTCTGCCTCAAGACCAGCCCGTTGCGAGTTCGTGGAGCGGGATCGGTATAGCCGCGTCGTGGGCGTCTGCTTTCGCGCCGACGGCGCCAACGTCAATAACTGGCTCGTTGCCAATGGCCACGCGGTCGATTGGCCGCGCTACAGCGATGGTGCCTACGCTGATGCCCAGGCGAGCGCACGCGAACGGAAATTCGGCATATGGCGAGGCGAGTTTCTGGAACCCTGTCAAGCTCGGGCGATTCGGAGTAAGCAACTTCCATCATGCTGATGATGCACCCGGTTGGCAAAGAGGCCGCGTTTTTCGGCCGGCCAGGAACCATTTCAGGTTGCGAGCGTTTACGCTTCGTCCTGATCGTCTCTCTCTTCCGATCGGGATTAAGAGCAGGCTTCGCAACTGTCCCTATGTGATGCCTCGTATAAAGTGCCCCCGGCCTCGTCGCGCCCACGACGAGGCCAATTCTTTTATCCCCTAAGATTTCGCGGGAGCATTTTTGCTCGTTTCGGACCGCCCTGGCTTTTCCTACGCTCCGGAACGAAACAGGAGTACCTGACATGGACGACGATTTAGATCTCTCCGAACTCGAAGATGACGACTTTCATATGCTCTATCTAGCCGCTGCGGCGCTCTCGGCCGAAGGCCGGCGAACGGAAGACGCAATTTGGCTCAGGATCGACGAGGAGGCGCGCCGACGCGGGTGGACCGACGCGACCATGCATTGAGGGGTACTATCGTTCGGTCACCCCTTTCCGACAATTACGAACACAATTCTCCTGATGGCTTCGGCGAAGCTGACGCCGAGCGCCATCGCCGCAATGCCGGTTACGCCGAGCGCGCCGATACCCATCAGTTTCCACCGCTTTACATCGTCGGTGACTGGTTTCATCTCCGAGACGTCCTCGCCGATCGTGGCAACTGATGCCTCGACGTGTCCGACACGGTCAACCAGTTGATCCATGCGCTGATGCACGGCGGCGCGGCTCGTCGCCGCCTTGTCTTCCGCCCGCATCGATCCTTCTTCCAACCGCCGAATAGATTCCTGCAGGCTCCGCATGCCTGCCACCAGCTCGCCAAGCTGACGATGTACCGCCGCATCTTCTGATGGTGCCATTAGCCCCGTTCCCCGTGTTGCGCACATTCCGCCTTCGTCCAGACCGCCGCGGCGCAGATGCCGACGATGGTCCGGTCAATTTTTCGCTGATCTTCCGGCGTCGCCCCTCGCGCGCCGATGAGATCAGTGCCGACCACGCGCCGCAGCCCGTCGACACTTGCCGGCGCCGAAGTCCCACATCCCTGGAGGGCAAAGATCATAGCGAAAGCGGACATCGTCCGCAGTGCGGCCAGCTTCATTGTTCTGCCTTTCGATTGAGGTCCTGACATCGTCACCGCCCTGCCGGTAAAGCCAGGCGAGCGCGGCGGCGATGATCGCGAGAGCGGCCACGGCCGCGATGATCCGAGGCGTGGTGAACATCAAGCCATCCTCTCGACCTGTTTCGCCACGGCCTTCCGATCGGCGTTCTTCCGCCAGTAGAGGAAGCCGGCGATGATGCCGAGCGTGACAATGATGATCATCAGATTCTGCCAGGGAATGCCCGCGAGTGCGGTCAGGATCGAAGCCCCGCCGCCGCTGACGGCCGGAACGAGAACCTCTTTCGACTTCCACCAGGGCGCATCGAGGCTCGGCGGCGTCACCGGAACCGGTACCGGCTTCTCTTCGGTCACCGGTGCGACCTTGACCTCTGGCCTGGCCGCCTCGCCCGGCGTGAGCGCGACCAGCGCCTTGTGCATGGCCGCTCGCGTCTTCGGTCCGACATCACCATCGACATCGAGACGCTGATCAGCCTGGAACTGCCGGACGTTGTCGGCGCGATAGCCGAGGAGAACGAGCGAGATCCGCGCCAAACGGTCGAAGCGATCGGCGAGACCGTTTTTTCCGCCGTTGATCTTCTTCGTGATGGTCTCGGCGTCGCCCTCGTCGGCCCAGCGGTTAATGGCGCGTGTGTCCCAGTAGAACAGGGGCACAAGACCTTCCCAAGGATCGGTGTTGACCGCATCCGGGTCCTTGACAAAGTCCGGGCAGTCGAGGCCGGCGGCTCGGCACCAATCGCGGAACTGGAGATAGTTGTCCTTGCCGGTCAACTGCACGCCGGTGCGGCCGCGGTACAGGTAGCCGTCGCCATCCTTCTCCGGCGTGTTGCCGAGATCGGTGCGGGTGTCGTAGCGCTGCTGTGCCGGCGTCGGGCCCCAGATCTCGCAATCGTACCGAAAGTCGCCGCTCTCGTGCATCAGCTGCGCGAAGTACTGGGCGAGCCGGTGCGGTCGATCCATACCGAACTTGCTGCCGTATTTGTCCAGCGCCACAAGCACGGACGCGAGGTTGCTCTCGTTCGCTTTGCCCTTCGAGGCATCGCGAACCTGCTGAGCGGTAATGCTCATCGGTTACTCCTGATATTGATTTGGGAGGGACACCGCGACGCAATCAGCGCGACACGATGGGGATACGATTCGCCAAGTGCACCTTCGCGGCGCATACTGCGTCCATCGCTGGACACTAAAACGGGCTCCGGCGGCTGGGAGATCATAAGCGCTTTTGCCCTATGTGGAGGAGATTGCGCTATGTTTGGTCGAACGCAGTCCGGATGCATTCTTCCTGAAGGTTTGACAGTCATCGCCACGGCCTTTGAAAAGGTCGTAAGCGCGCGCAACATCGGCCGCGATAGCGACGAGGCCGATTGCCTCGCTCGCCAGGCTGTCAGCCTCTACATGAACGGCACTCGAAACGAATGGGAGCTCGAACTCCGCCTGAGAAATTCCTGCCTGCAGTTTTCCGAGTACGCGCCGCGGCATGACGCCAGCAGCACCGAGGTTCTGGATCTGCTACCCGAACTGTCGACCTGGGCGAGAAGCCTCACGGCATCGCCAGAAGAGGCAACGGTGCTCACCGAACGAACGCTTCAACATGCAATCGACCATATGGCCGAGTTTGTTGAAACGTCGGATGTCCGGGGATGGCTGGTTCGGATTATGGTCGAACTTAAACTAGGTCGCAGCCGACGTCGGGGCACTCACAATAGACTATGACTGGAACGGCAGCTGTGGCCGCCGCAAGGAGGCCGCGCGACTTAGAACCGCCAACGCGCAGCGGCTCTGTTGAAATGATGGCAGCGCGCGGAACAAACGTCAGCGCGCGAGCATACACATCGCTATGGTGAGGGTACGCTGATCCAGCCCCCCACTCTCACCTGCTCACCCTCTGTTGCAAGGATAGGCGCTCGGTAAAGTTCAAGGGGCCTCGGATTGGAATCCCACAGTCCTAAAGCGATTCCGTTGATGTCGGGCTGAATATTTAAAGTCGTCGCAATCTCACGACCCGCTCTGGTGAGCACATAGCATGGAAACTGTGGACTAGTGTTGGGTGGAAATTTCGCCCTGAAAGCCGCGGTTTTCAAGAAAAGATAACCGAAGCCGTCTGGGTCAACTCTCCATAAGTGTGATGATCCAAACTGGCCGTGCATTGCATATATGCCGAAGTCCTGAAGGCTGAAAGACTCTTCGAAGTTCAGCGCCTTTTGAACTGCTGCAACCGGCAACGCTCCGCCAATTGCATATTGCAGGCACTTTTCAACCAGTCGAGCTGTGGTCTTGTCGAAAGTTGAAACGATCTGCAATGTCTTGAGCCCGTAAGATCCTTGCTTTCTGATCTCGCCTGCCAAAATTCTTGCCCATAGGTCACGGAAATCTTCTGAGCTGGCATCCTCCGCATGTCTCTCGAACACGTTCATCCAGTCATCTGTTGGCCCCGGCGCATCCAGTGGTGGGGGATCAATCTTCAAATATCCGACTGTGAGACGAGCCACCCCCTCTCTATTGTCCTGCTTCCTAGACAAATCACCGGCAAAGCGCTCGACCGCGCGATCCACCAATTCGGGTTGTGAAGACGCTGATTTCGCGGCCGCCTCGCCGATAGCTTTCATGGTGGCGCTTCTAGCGTCCTTCTCGTCACGTATAGACTGGGCGTGCTTTTCTAGCCAAGCCGCAGGGATGTCTGCGGCACCGGCGACCAGACGACTTATGGCTTTTCCCGCTGGCCCAGCAATGACCTGCGGCACCCCACCCTCAAATATTTTTGCCAGCGCCCCGATCCATGACGACGGCGACGCGCCAGATTCTTCTGACATTCTTTGCTCCCTAAATTCAGCCAATGGCGATGATCATATTCGGCCATGCCGGAACTGCAATCACAGATACCCCTTTTCGAACTGCTGCACCTCGACACGGATCGCGCTGAGCAGCTGGCTGCGCTGCAGCAAATCCGGAATATTTCTACTTGTAAATGCAAGTCCTGTTATTCAGATTTACCTAAAGTTTTTAGGGATTCGCACAAGGATTAACGGCATGACTAGTTTCGCGACGGAATACATCGCAGCCCCTGACTTCGTTAAGCACGACCACAAAACTTACATGAAACCAAAACGCTATGCTTTGTTCGCATGGCCTCATGGCCGCCCGAAGGGTGGGTGGGAAGATCTGCGCGGCTCCGCCGGTACAAGTGTCGAGGCACTCGCAGGCCTTGAGGAAGGCCAGAGAGAAGACCCAGCTCAATACGCATGCTGGCAGATCATCGACCTGCGGCTCGGCAGGGCGATGGGTTTCGTCAATGAAAGAAGCAGCGGCGGATTGATGCCGCTACATGACGCCGAGGGCGGCCCATACAGGGACGCCGCAGCTAAAGATGTGACACCGCAGGCGGTTCTTAATCGACCTTAACCACCACGCCCAGTTCAGCTTCGTCCTTGTTGAGGGGGTTAATTTCAACCCGATCAACTACGAAGCCGTGCTGTTTGAGCGTCGCGTCACCGTGGGCTTTCTGTGCCTCTTGCAGTTTTTTGACAATATCGCTGATTTTCATGTTCTTTCTCCAATTGGTATGGGTCGCCCAGGCCGAATGAGCCAGGCGCGAAACACTTCATCGGTCAAATGCTGCTGCCACTGGTGTTCACTGATCTGCCCGGAGCGGTAGCATTCGAGGAGTAGTGTGTAATTCATGTTGTGATTTGTCTCTCTGCGTTGCATGGTGCCGGCCATGCAACAGTTACGATATATCCATTCGCCGAACTCTGTGACGCCTGCCGGCGACATGATCAAAATGCCTGAAATTGAAAGGCGCTCTCTTCTCGAAAAGCCGTCAAGCCCGCGGATACACGTGCTTGCGGACAGGCAAACAATCAGGTGGAAGAACCGGCTTATTGAGGAGCTTTCGTTCGGGCCGCATCCCGCCAGAAACGACGTAGGCGAGTACAGCACGGGCCAGTACTACATTGCATCGTTCTCGGATGCGCTCGTTGATATCAAGATGGGATGCGTGGTCGTAAACGGTCGTGACGTTTGGTCAGATTCGGCCACCTTCACGATCATGCACGGCCCTGTAGATCGGTCACCGGCAATTGTTGCGGATGGCGATCAGAGGTTCCTGAACCTGGACGCGCCTCCTCCCCGTTTAGCGATCGACGGCCCAGCCATGATGATAAGCCATTGGGGCTGTCTGCTCGGCAACTATGGTCACTGGATGATGAACTCGCTTCTCCCAGTCGTCATGATGATCGATGAGATCAAGGCCAAGAAGATCGCCCTTATCGTCCCCACGCTCCCGCCGAGGTGGCGCGACGAACTATTGTTGCTCGGCGTTCCAGAAAGCCAGATTGTCGAGACGGCAGATCAATACGTCGTTGTCTCTCACCTGCTTTACCCGTCGACGGTTTCGACGGCCTCCAATAACTACCCGGCGCCGTTCGGGCTCCAGGTCTTTGACGCCGCTCGCCGTGCTGTGGCGCCGTCGCCAGACCTGCCCAGCCCAGAGCTCCTGTATGTGTCCAGAGTGGGGGCGAAGCACTGGCGCACCATGACCAACGAGGCCGAGCTATCCGCCGCCCTGGAGGCGCTGGGCTTCACCGCAATCTATCCACATGACATGACGTGGGCCGAGCAGATCGCGGCGTTCACAAAGGCAAAGGTCATAGTGGGGCAGTTCGGGGCCGCCTTGTGGAGCATCCCCTTCTCGCCGAAAGGGGGTGCACTCATCGAAATCACGACGTCCAACTACGGGAATCATGAGTACGCCGCTGTGGCGAACCTTATGGAGAAGGACGTCATCCTGATAGGCTCAGAGCCCACCTCAATGGTTGCCTCCTATCACTTCGATTTCGAGGCCCCATTGGACAAGGTAATGGATGCGGCCAAAGCCATGGCCGTGCGCTACAGCTAGAGAGCTACCACAGAAAGCTGCGAGGCGTTTGCTGCGACCGTAGCCACGCTGCCGGTAACAGTTGCGACAAGCTGAATAACCACCGTGCCAGACGCGGTAATGTTCAAGATGCCAGCAGCGCTCTGGCCGATGGAAGCAGATGCAGCATAGTCATTCCGCACAGTGGTCGTCCCACCGGTAGCCCCCCAACTCGCAGCGGCGCCACCGCCAAGAATCCTCGACAACTGCGTCAAGAACTGTCCACCAGTGCCGCCCTTGGTTGCCGCGATGTTACCAGTGACCAGATACCGCTCACCCTTGTTGACGGTCAGGGTCACCGTCTGTGCGACAGCGGCCGGCGTTGTATCCGCGAGATTGACCAGTGCGGGGTTTGTTACGTTGGCGATCTGTTTATTGCCGCGCGTGTAGCGGTTGTTCGTGCCAGACGAACTGTCATCGTATTCCTGCACAGTAGCGCCGGGGAACACGCCAAAAGTCAGGAGATCGTCAACGACCGTGTCGTCCGTAGTTCCCGAGAGAATAACCGTCTTCGACGGGTTCACGTGTTTGATGTCCCTAACCACGCAGCGCTTGCTATTCTGGATCACGATACCGTTGAATTGACCACCAGCGCCTGCACTGGCCGACTGATTCTGAAGCTCCATGTGGACGATGCGGCTGTCGTCGCAGTTGTTTAGGAAAATGGAATTGGTGTCCGCGTTCGCGTCGGTCGGTTTGTAGACCAGAATACCGTCAACGACCGATTGTGGGGCGTTCTGAAAACTGATCGCGTTGGTGAAGGCGTAGATATGTCCACCTCTCACGCTCACAAACGGGCGGGTCGTGCTATACGAAGCATAGACGCCGATACCTGCCGCGATAATCTCAGGGTCTCGGATTTTGAGGCCTTCGACTTCGCCGTTTGACGAGATGGCATTGATGCTGTGATCGATTTTCGGAGCGTCAATTAGTTGTTCCGAAGGAACGGAACTCATCGTCGGCGTGGGGTCCCCGAAAATCTTAATCCCGTCCACCATGTTGGAATATATAGAGGGCCCAGTTGCCAAAAGGTTTTTCCGTCCGGTAATTTTCGGACGAATGACCTCAGGTCGGTGGACGTTATTCAACTCAATGCCACGCAACCATCCGGACGCATTTACGTCGTGGCCTCTGCACTCAATGTCCTTGAGTAGGCACCGTGCCATGTTTCTGTTGGTAATGCTGTCGCTCTTGGAGTAGGAGATATTCAACGCAGTACCGGGTTCTTGCCGTATGGTAACCAGCGAAAAACCTTCAAGCGAGGTGGGGTGCTTGTAATCGTCCTGAGTAATCACCAGCCCGTCACCGACGTTGTTAAAGACGACAGATGACGTGCCGAAGCCATCGCCTGTCATCGTAAATGACATGTTGGTCGCGGTGAGGCCGCTCGCGCTGTAGTAGCCCTTTCCGGCCCGCAGCTTCATCGGAACAACAAGCAATTTCGCAGTGGCGATCATCGCATTTAGGGCGGTGGCTGCATTCGTCCCGGTGGTGCCGTTGAAGTCCTGTACAGCCCCGAACATCTCCGGGTTGTAGATGACCTCATCAATTACCCAGTAGCCGCCGTTGGTGTTATCCGTGGCGCCGTCGGGCATGAACCTGTCAAGCGATCGGAAGAACGCCGCAGCCGGGAAACCCGTCAAGCTCGCAAAGCTAATACGGCGATAATTTGCACCACCAACTAGCGTTGCCGGAACAGCGTAGTTTGGATTGTAGAACTGCGTACGAACACGTTTCACGATTGAAGAAATCGTATCTGCTGCCGCCAGCGATACGGACGAATAAATCCGCTGATTAATGCTGTTCGCTGCTGCTACTGCCGCTGCCGCTGCCGCTTCCGCCTGCGCAACAATTGCGGCGCTCACCTGGTCGCTTAGCAGCCGGAACGTGCTGCCCGAAACGATGCCGAGCACGATCATGCCCGCCACGAGACCGCCAGTAGCGACGTTGTTGCCGGTGTTCGTCTTGATCGTAAGCGCAGCGCCACCATTGAAGCTGATCGTCACGGGGCTCGCCGTGTTCGCCTCGAAGATGTTCGTCCAGACGAGCGCAGAGCCACTAACCGGGATGCTCGTGGTCGCCTGGATCGCGTTCGGAGTGCCTGCACCGACGTCGCTCGCGATAATGAACGAGAATGGAAGATCCGCAACGCGGGTCCACGATCCGGCTCCGGAGGCTCCATTCTTGCGGTACACCCCGTTGTTGCCAACCGTCGCGTCGCCGATCACCCACGCCATACTGTTGGCGCCGTGTGCGAGATCCGCATCGAGCGCGGCCTTGCTCGAATAGATCAAACCACCGTTGGAGACGAAGGCGTTGATGATCGCCTCATAGCCAGTGAGCAGGCGACGGATGTCAGCCTTTTTCGGCCGGTTCTTGCCCGATGAAGGCACGCCATCGGTCACGAAGTCGCGGTAAACGGTATTTGCGTTATCGGCCATGCCTATCCCCATGCGAGGCGCTCCGGCGCGGCGCCAGAGCAGAGATTTCAGGAAATGAGAGGTGTCTCAGGTGACGATTGCGGAACCGGTCGCCACTGCAGCAGCCGGGACGCCTGATGCGTTGATCGAGACGATGAAGCCGAAATATGTACCGGCAGCTAGGCCGGAAATCGTTCTTGCGTCGATAGCAGCTGGTGATCCGTATTCCGTCGCGACCAGCGTCGCGCCAGTCATGCTGTTTGTGGTGTTCAGGTAGAGCCTTGCGGCGAAGTAGTTAGCGCTGTTTGGTGCCGTCCACCCGAAACTCACCTGCGCGACACCGCCTGTCAGAGACGGGCTAGTAACGACGCCAGGCGCGACTGGATCGGCCGTCGCCGTGCGGTTCTCGTAGGAAGTGAACTCCGAGCTGTTGCCATTCGACCAAGCACGAAGCCGGAAGCGATACTGCACACCGTCGGATAGATAGCCGGAGCGTACCTGCGTTTCGCCGGGTTTTGATGTCACCGATCGCGGCGGCTCGCTTCCTGAGGTCGGCTGCCACTCCAGTTCGTAGATCAGCGAATCCGAGACGAGATCCCAGGTCGCCGAACCATAGGCCGCGGTCGCGCCTCCGCTGACAACTTCCGTCGCGATCGTCACGTCGAAATTCGTCGGCAGCGGTACGCCTTGCGGCGGGAGCGGCGTTACGCTCGCGCCTGGGGCGCCCTCTTCCGTTGCGGCATTGAAGGCGTATAGGTTGGCCGGCACGACGATGCCGGAAAACTCGATCGTCAGGTTCTTCAGCGAGAGCTTCGGTGTAGCCGTGATCTCGATCACAACTTCCGTGAGCCGTGGCGGGAGATGAACCCGCACGAACCGGCGGTAGGCGACGTTCTTGGCTGCCTCGTAGTGCGCAACGATCGTCACCCGTGGCGCGTTTCGCCGGGTGTACTTCAGCTTCTGCAGTCGGGCCACGTGGTTGTGGCTCTGGATCGCTTGGTTATCGACGGTCACCGTGCGCTCGGTATCTTCGCCGGCATAGGGGTCGCCATAGATCGCCGCATCGACCGTGTTGTACCGGCTCGCTGGATCGGTGAACCGCCCGCGGACGGCGAGGACTGTCGAGGCGCGGCGCTGGTTGACGTCGTGGGTGCATCGGATGATGTCGGCGGCGGTCAAGCGGATATCCGGTTCGACATATTGACCGGCATGCACGCCAATCAGACCGTCAGGACGCTCGAAAACGACGAGCTCGGCCGCCTCGTCCATCAGACGGCCGACCTGCACCGGGTCGTTGTTCGCCCGGAACCAGAAACCGCCGTTGTAGCGCTTCTCGGTCCCGCCGCTGCGGTTCGTCACGTTCTGGTCGGCCACATTGGCAGCGTTGATCCAGTCCGGCAGGTACATGTCGGTATAGCTCAGCTTTCCGCCGACCGGATGGCAGAGGTGCCAGAGACGCATTAGCGGCAGGTTCTGGCTGAAGCCCCACGTGTTGTCATCGCCCGAGTTGTGGCTCGGGTTGCGAGGGTCGAACAGCAATGCGCCATCGATCACCGCCGAGTGTTGCGGCATCTGGTTCGGGAACACCTTGAGGTAGTTCTGGCTGTTAGCCGTAACGCAGCGCATCAGCACCGTGGCAAGCCCGTCGCCGCGGTGGTTGTTGCTCCAAATGGTCGGGAAAGCCGTGACCATGGCTGCATACGCGGTTTCGGCATCGAGACCGAGCCGAGTGTCGATCTTGACGTAATCGTTGCCATTGTAGTGGTAGTTCGACGGGGAGGTGACGACGTCGCCGGTGAGCGTCACCGCATCGTCATGCAGGTAGTGTTGCACGTATCCGTGGATGCGATGGGCAGCCATAATGAGCACGTGATAGGCAACGCCGGCTGCCTCCTCGAGCGTTGCATAATCACTGCCTTTTTTCACCCGCCCGAGAGCGAAGGTGAGCGGCGGAACCGGCTGCTTCAGATTATAGCTGCCATCTTCCGGCTTCGGAACGGAGGGCTTCTGCACGAACAGACCTTGCAGAGCCTGTGCACCGAACGCGAGGCCGGCATAGGCGAGCGCATATGTGCCCAGGTAGAGCAAGTTCGCGCCGACGACGGAAGTAGCCACCGACGAAATGATAAGCGCGGTCAGTTCGATCACACCAGGCATCAGATCATCCAGATTGCGAGCGGCATCGCCACCATTGGGCCGATGCTATTCTTGAAACGCACCAGCCAGCGCTCTCCATCGTGGATCGCGCCGAACTGGCGGTGAATATTGGTAGGCGAGCCGATGACGCCGATCGCGCCGCAAGAAGGCCTCTGGATACGCTTTCCGCCGATCCGGCCAGCGCAGTCCGCCACCAGCGGCACGACCCCGCGGGCGCGGTCAACGATCAGGCGAAACCCGTCGTCGCTGTCATAGGTCCCGCGCAGATGGGCCGCTGGGTCCGTATGGCCCAGCCAGAGCGCCCAGGACGCAAGGAAGAGGCAGCAATCAACATCGACGCCGGGGCGCCACGGCTTCTCGCCGTAAGCGCGGAGGAATTCGCGAAGCGCCTGCTCCATGTCACCAGTTCGGCCACCGGATCGTGTTGTCGATCTGAAGCGGGATGCGCTCGCAAAACCGATCCGGAGAAGCGCTTGGATTGAGGACCTTCGACCGGGCCTTCTGGTCGACGTCGGAAAGTACCGCTCCATTCGTCAGCGTACGCAGCGTGAAGCGGTTCGTGATCTCGACGGTGATCGTCGAGAGGATCTGATCAGCGGCCGCGGCGTCGTCGAAGATGATGTCGTCGATGGTGCCAGTGAACTTGATATCCGGCGAGCCAACCGGCTGGTCAAACTCGTCGCAGTCCTGGATGAGGATTCGGACCCTCGTTCCGATCACCTCCCCGGCTTGATAATCCGACCAGATGACGTTCGAAAGCTCCTGGTCGATGCCTGAGAGCGCCAGCGCCAGCGTGAAGGCTTCCGCATTGATGGCGAGTTCGATCTGGTCCAGCGCTGATTCTGTCAGCACGCACGGTCGCCAGATGTTCCCATCGAGGTCGATGAATAGCCCGCCCGACCCATCCCAGAGCCGGATGACTTTCGACGGGAAGTCGAGTTGAGCAAGTACACGCAGAGACTTGATCATGAGGCCACCTGCGAAGCCCAATAGTCGGTGGCCTCGACGAAGCTCAACGAGCGCTGCTCGAACTCGATCGAGTTGACGCCGGCATCCATGCCGCGATCGTCGGCAAGACGGCAGAGGCAAGTCGGCTCGTCGAATTCCAGATCGCTACCAGCGGGGATCAGCGCCCGCACAGCGGGCGAAATCGGAAGTGTCCAGATATCGCCATCGACCGATATTACCGGCCCCGTCTTGTACAGGGCATGCTCATAAGAGAAGCGGACGCCGACCAGATCGGAGGCCGCGTTGATGATGCGCATGCGGATTGTGGTGGCACCGATCGGCGTAACGCCGTCGCTGACGACCGAAATCGCCCCCTGCTGATACTCAGTGTCATCGTCGAATGGCGCGTCGTCATCGTGCGGGACCAGCCCGACCGGCTCGAACTCGCTGGAAACGTAGGGCGCCGTGTCACGCGACCACGCCGGGACTGCGATCAGCCCGGCGCGGCCGCCGAGCTTCTGGCCGATGGCCTCCCAGGTTCGGCGCTGTGCCATGCTAAAGGTCGCGACGTCGACGAGATCGATCGCCCAATAGCCGAGATCGGTCCTGGTCGCCGGTTCAACGCCGCCTAGAGACCGCCCACCGGAGCGTGTGAACGGGACAATGTTCGGCCGGCACTCCTCAGGGGTGAGGAGTTCAGCCGGCCACACGAGAATGTCAGCCATGCTCAACTGGTCCTGTAGTCGCCGCCCGCGGTATCACGCTGATACTTGGCCATTGCTGCGGGGGCTGTTTCATTTGCCCTGGTCACGGATGCCGCCACGATCTGCGGCGACGCTTCCTTGATCTTCTGGCCGGATACCTCGCCTGCCACCTCGGTCATGACCGGCACAAGATTGCCGTTCCTGACCTCGTTGATAGTCCGAACGACGATGACGCCGCCGTTCTGAGGCGCCGGCTGCATCGGAGTGACATAGCCACCTGACTGATAGCCGTTGCCATTGGCAGCGCTGTGCATGCGCTCAAGGTTGCCGATGCCTATCTTCTTCGTGGCCCTGGCATTGAAGACATATTCCTGGCCGTGAACGATGCCGGCCGCCCTGCCCGTCGCGCCGCTACCGGTATAACCGCCCGATCGGAAGCCGAAGATCTTGCCGATACCGCCGAGCAGACCGCCAAGGAGGCCTCCTCCGCCGCCGCCCGAAGAAGCATTGCCGGCGGAGAACAGCGCGTTAACGAGCTCGTCCTCCACCTTGCTGATGATCTTGTCGAGAACGTTCAGCGCCGCCTTGCCGAAGGACTGCCAGAGCCCCTCACCATTCGCGAGACCGGAGCGGAGATCGGAAAGGAAGCCCTTCGTCGCGTCTTTCGCGAAATCGAGGGCTTCCTTTGCCTGCTTCGTCGCGATCTCGGTCGCGGCCATCTGCTGAGCGAGTCCGGACAGTTCCGCCTTCTGCGACGCCGTAAGCTCTATGCCCTTCTGCTGCGCCTGGTTGAGGAGATCGGTCTCGTATTTCAGGGCGGCAGCCGATTGCTCGGTCATGCCGAGCGCTTCCTGCTCCGCCTTCAGGGATGCGATGCGGCGGTTAGCGCCGTCGACGATGTCCGAATACTTCTCGGCCTCTGTCTTGCCGCCGCCCCCGCCCTTTTTCTTGGACTTATCGTCGACCGTGGTCAGGTCCTTGGCGAGTTCCTTCAGTTTGGTCGAGGCAGCCGAAGCGCCCTTGGTGACGGCGGTCCCTATGGTACCGAGGTAATCGGCAGTTAGGTCTTCCTGCAGCGTTTTGTTGCGCGCGCGGACAGCGCCGGCCAATCGGCCCGCTGCCTCATTCGCGATCTCATCCAGTTGCGGCGCTTCGATGAAGTTGCTGAGGCCGCTCGTGTTGCCAAGGATCTTCTCGACGTCCATGCCGGTGCCAACTGCCGCGCCGGTCTTGAAGACGGTCTGCACACTGCGGATCAGCCCGTTGATCGCGTTCACGCTCGCCGAGACGATCGCGTTGACTGCTTTAATCGCCATGTTCGCTGCGCCGATGGCAGCTGCGCCGATCACATCGGGGAACTGGGCCCAGAGGAATTCGAGGTCGTGGAACGCCGCGACGAAAGCACCGATGACGAGGTTCGCCCCATCCTTCGCCGAGCCGACGATGTCGACGCCGAAGATCTGGGTGAGTTCATCCCGGAAGACGTTCGCTGCGGCAACTGCCGCTACCATACCCAGCACGAGCGCGCCGGCAGGGTTCGCGGCTGCCATGGATGCAGCAGCACCGATCGCAGCGACGGACAGACGCCCGAGAAGAGCGATCAGGCCTATGACACCACCTATGATGGCCGGAGCATAGAGCAGCGCGAGGCCCGCCGCTGCTGCGGCCGCATATGGGGCAATCACGACGAGCCCATTGGCGAGCATGGTCAGCGCCGAAGCTGCCAGCTTGCTCCAGTTCACCATCTGAAGACCGGCAGCCGCCAAGGCTACGACAGCGATCGTCACCAAGCTGACGGGAGAGATTACGGACAGGAAAGCCTCGCCCAGCGCCCTTACCGCGCCAGAGGCACCCATTGGGCCCAGAACGGCGCTGATCTGCGTACCCTGCTGCAGAGCGATCTGTAGCGGGTTCATCGACATCGCGGCAGATACCCCGATGTCCTGGAACTGGGCCGCGAGGTTGCCGACGTTCATCGACGCCGCGCTCATATGCTTCTTGTTGTCGTTGGCCGCGCCATTGAGCTTGTTCACAGCACCAGCCGCCTTCAGAGCAGCGGCCGATTCAGCATCCAATGCCCCTGCCGCCGCAAGCGCTGCGGCAGCCGCCTTCTCCTGGGCGGAAGCGAACTGCCCCATTGCATTGCGCAGACGACCGGCCTTGTCAGTCCAAAGACCCATAGAGGCCGCGGCCTTTTCAGTTGCGCCGGTCAGCGAACCGGCTGCAACCTCAGCGCGCTTTGCCGCGCCGGTGAGCTTGTCGAGCTTGCTGGTGGCCTGGTCAACGCCGGTCGTTTTGGCCTCAATACCGAGGGAAGCCAGTTCGGTCATGATCAATCCCCCGAGCGCTTAACGACGCGGCGATTTCTCGCCGCCCCGCGTATCCGTAGCTTCGCCTCTGCGACATCAGCCTCCGTTGTCTGACGGTGCTGAACGTCTGGCTTGCCGGTCTTGTTGATGATGGAGAGGGCCACCTGATCCATTCGGCGGATCACGGACAGCTCCCAAGGATTGATGGCCGCTCCGGTGAGGCGGCAGAAGGATTCTATCTCACCGAAGCTGATGGGGTTGGCCGCAAAGCCGGACTGCCGGCTGTTATGTAGTTCGACGAACCAATCCCAGATATGGAGGCCGAAGACCGGTTCTTCGGGAGGGGGATCATTCTTGCGCCGAGGCGCGAAGTGCGCAGCCGCAAAGGCGATTAAGTCCTCTGCGACCGCTTCGTAAAATTCGCGTCCTCGTCGGCGGCCTTGTCGACTTGCTCGGCGATGAAGAAATACCGAGGATCCGAGATGATCTGCATAATGTTCTCGGGCGTGCATTCGACCGGCGTCTTATCCCGGGTCATATTCCAGGATACGATCGAAGCCGCGACGATCTCATTCGTGCGCTCTTCGACTTCCTCGACGGTCCCTACCTTCTTCGGGTTCTTCTTGTTCTCCCGGATGGCAGAGTTCCCGAGGCGCCGCTGCACCCGTTTTACCCGCTCCGAACGATACGAGACGATATCAATTACAAGGCCGGTCTTTTCGCCGTTGATCGGGTGGAGAATTTCGAGCGGGAATGCCTGCTCGAAATCGAACGCGATTTCCTTGTCGAACTTGGCAAGATCGAACATGAGTACTCCTTAGATAACAGCCGGGTCGACGGTGAGGATCTCGGTGTTGATACCGACGTTGAAGGTGCGGCGAAGCACGTTGTCGCCGGCGCCTACCTGCTTGCGGGCCGACATGACGAGACCGCGGAAGTAGTCGACGCTGTTCGAATAGGTGGCGTCCGGCGCGTCCTCGTACTCGACCTTGAAGTTGTAGAGGAACTTCGTTTGCTCAGCCGCACGCAGCGCCTGCTGGCCGGCGTCGAGGGGATCGTCGCCGACGACGAGCGCCAGTGTGCCGGCATCGCGCGCACCCTTCAGGTGGCGGACACGGCTATCGGACAGAGACTGGAAGGTCACGTCGGCGGATTCATCGCCGATCTCGCCGCCGTCCTCGACTTCTTTGATCTCGACCCATGGCAGGGCTTCGAAGGCAGCGATGGCGGCTGCATCGCCGCTGGCATACGGAATTGCGGTGGTGCCGCCGATGAAATAGCGAGCCCCAGTGGCCGTGGTGATCGTCATGGGAATGTTTCCTTGCTGTTAGGCTGCGAAGGTTTCGTAGGAAATGGTCACAGGGACCATCAGGGAGCCGTTGGCTGGCGGGAGCGGGATTGCATAGGGTTTGCGATTGACCTTCACCTTCACGCCGCTCTCGTAGAGGATCAGGTCTTTCGGGAAATGTGCGACGATCTGGTCGGCGCGCTGCAGCGGTATGATGATGCCGGTACCGCTGCTGAAATGAACGTTGACTTGCATAATGCCGCGATGTTGCTGGCGCCCTGGGCCGACGGTACGGGGCCGGGTCGGGCTCGGCAGAAACACCACCTCGAGATAATCCTTTGGCTTCGTCTGCCCCGCTGGCGGGAACGGGACGAACGGCCCGGCGATCGCTTGCGCCGGGGTGAAGGTCAGCGTCTGCAAACGAGTGATGAGCGCGAGCCAGATGTTGGCTTCCACACCTGTTGGCATTCGTGTAATCCTTCCCGGCGATGGCCGATAAGCTTTCCGACGATCAGGTCTACGAACGTCTGCATGCTGCCTACCTCGCCTTGGGCCGGGAGGACGGCGAGACCGTGAGAGGCGATACCGCTCTGAAAGCGGCACGACGGGCCTTGCTGCTGCTGCAGATGGGCCATGTGGCTGCCCAAGACAGCGGCTCCGATGAGAACCGGGCGATTAGAGCCCGAGACGACGCTTCAACTCCGACGCCTTCTGATTGACGATGCCCTGCCACTGCTGGGCCGCGCTACGGACGAACGCGTCGGGCGCCTGGCCATTCGCGCCGAACTCGCGGTGAACTGCGTATCCGGCGGTGAAGCCGACATAGATCGTGTCGTTGACGTCGGCGCCGAGAATGACGGCCTCGATCTGACCGAAGTCGAACGCGTAGTTTTGACCGGCGACGGGGCCAGACTGGCTTTTGATCGTCGGCATCGCCGTAGTTGACGCCAACGCCGAGGCGCGAAGGAAGCCGGTATCCACCCGCATCCGCCCGCCGGCTCCCGTCGGCTTCAGCATCTCCTCTGTGACGTCGTGCACCGATTCCTTGAAGACAGCTTCTACGGCGCCCGGGACCTTCTCTGCGAAGGCCGCAACGGTGGCACTGAACGATAGCTTCGCCATCAGACAGCCTCGGCACGAAAACGGCGCACGACGCCTCCGATATGGTCGATCTTGTATTCCAACCTGCACCGGCAGCCGGAAATCTCGCTGACCGGCGCGCGCGGGTCGCCCGGGTATCGGAGGAGCGCTCCGGACGGGCTTTGAAACACTTCGTCGATGCCGACCGAATTGCCGTTCAAGACGCGGTGTGTGTGACGAACGCGGCTGTCGCCAGCATCCCGCCAAATCTTTTCGACGTCCTGCGCCTGTACCTTGCCTGCCTCGATCTGCTGGCGGATCGCTTCGTCGCGTGCAGAGCCGAGCGCCATCATGGTTTCGGTGCGCGCCAACATCTCGCCGCGGAGAAGCAGGTTCTTGTCGCGCAGTCGCCCGATGACCTTCGCGAGCGCGTCGCCGGTGATCGGCTTGCCCTCCCGCATGGCCGCCGCAATCGAGCGATCGAACCGCTTGTCGCGGGTCTTGAGCTCGAAATACTGCTTCATCAACTCCGGATCGCCGGAGGCAAGATTTAAGCGGGCGCGCTCTATGAACGCGATCTGATGGCGCGTCAGCCCGATGACGCCGCCCTCACGCTGCTTGCTCACCCTATTGACGCGGCCGACAACGTCGAGCGCCGTCGAGCGAGGGTTGGCGCCTCTGGCAAGACCTGCTTCCAACGCCTGCCGGATGCCCTGCCGCTGATCGTCGGTGATGTGCGTGACCATCGTCGACGACAGTTCCCGCAAGATCGCCTCGGCGGCCGGGTTGCGGACCCCAAAGCGCCAGATGACGCGGTTGCCTTGCGGGTCCGCTACCTTCGGGAGTTCAGCAACAGCATTCGTGCCGCCGGCGTTGAAGGCCTCCTGCAGGGCGATTTCCAGAGCCGAGAATGCCTCTGGCTCGATCTGCATAGCCTCGATCGCCCCGCTGATGTCGCCACGCTCAAGCCGCTCGATGACGCGTGCAAGGACGATGGACGAGCGGATCTCGTCGAAGGCCTCACGGAACGCGGCAGCAAGCCTTGGCTCGAAAGTGGCAAGGAGCGTGTCGAAGTTCATCAGGCGGAGCGGCCCAGGATCGCGATCGTGTACTTGTTCGAGGCGCCGGCCGCATTCGTGATGCGAAGGATGTCGCCGGTGGACGGCGTGACAGCAGCCAGCCCATCAGCATCCGGCGAGCCAATCGCATACCAGCCGCCCGGGCAGATGGTGGCAACGGCAGCCGTGTAGCCGGGAACGCCGCTGGTGCTGCCGCCGATGGTGAGGTCCGTCGTGTTCGGCGCGCCGTCCTTGCCTTCATTCTTGATCAGGATCGCGACGACCTCGGCCATGACAATCGAGGCGCCGAGCGCGTCAACCAGCGAGCCGGCGACGTCGATATCGTCGTTCGCGCCCGAGGCGACGGTGCGCTCGGCGACGTAGGCCAGATTGACCTTATTGGCCGTGGTACCGTTGGCAAGCGCCTTGGAGAAGGCAGTGGCCGCCGACCAGAACGGGCCAGACGAAAAGGCATTGCTCCCAGCCTGAGACACGGACAGGGACATGTCGAACTTGGCGCTGACGGTCATTGCGGAATCCTTCCTTGGACGATGAAGACGACAGCGGTGATGCCGTCGTATTTGTTTGGGTCGCCATTCACGATGGCGTAGTCGATACCGTTGGCGGTGACGACGTCGCCGACGGTTGGCTCAATCGCCAACCCGACCGACGAGATGCAGATCTGCATGTCGCCGGCCTTGATCGTGGTGCCGTCGATGTAGCGAGCCTCATAGGCCATCGGGACGAGCGTGGCCGGGTACGGCATGGGCACAGGTTCGCCGCCCAGGATCGGATCGGGTGGCGTAAGGCGGGTGACGACTCCAGACTGACCGAACTCCTCAATGAGCTCGTGGGCCGTCGCCTGCATCTCTGCATAGTCGAAGGTAGCCATCAGCAGCCAACCGACATGATGCCGACGCAAACGAGGCTGTCGTCGCGCAGGAACGGCGCCAACATGCCATCGACGATCGAAATGATGGGAGTGAGGTCCGAGCCCGTCTCGCTGTCGTCTGACGCTGCCTGGTATTCGACCTCAAGCTGGCCGACCTTCTTCCGCTTCACGCGGGTAGCGCCTGAACCAACGACCGACAGGCTGCCGGGCTTCGTCGCTTCCTGGTAGGCCGCATAGTATGATGCGTTGATAACCGCAGCGGGCACGACATCGGACGGGATCAGCTTCCCGCTCACGATGGCGCCTTCGCGCGGCCACTGGCGTTCCTGCGCTGCGTCGGCAATCACGCCGACAAACCGACTGCCGTAAACGGCATCGATATACTGGCTGCCGCGCTGCCGAAGAACGGCGGCTGTCGGTGAGCCGGAAGGCAGCTGATAGCCATTGTCATCCAACCACTGCTGAAAGACAGAATCGGTGCCATATCCAGCCATTTCAATCTCGCTTTCTATGGGGTACAAATAGCGAACCCGCCAAGCGCGCCAACGCTCGACGGGTCCTAACCAAGCCAACCTTTCCAGGAGGTCGAAATGGCTAACCCTCGTCTATGCTCAATCCCAAACTGCGGCAAGCCCAAGCACAAAGGTGGGCTATGCAGCGCTCATTCGAAACGGTTAATGCGGCACAACTCCCTGGAGCCGCTTGTCAGCCGAAAAGGCGCCAAACACGAATGGCTGTGCGAGCATGTCGACTATGACGGCGACGGCTGCTTAATCTTTCCGTTCAAACTCAGCCCCAAAGGGCGAGGTGTCTTCACCTTAGACGGCAATAAAATCTTCGCGTCCGTCTTCATGTGCGAGCTAGTTCATGGTCCCCGCCCGTCACCACGTCACGAGGCTGCGCACTCTTGCGGGAAAGGTCACGAAGGCTGTGTTCATCCTAAGCACCTGCGATGGGCGACGTTCGAAGAGAACAAGGCCGACATGGTGACCCATGGCACCGCGATGCGGGGTGAAAACCATCGGCTTCACAAGCTGACTGAAGACCAAGCCCGAGAGATCCGAGCCGCTAAGGGCAAACTCTCCCGGGCATATTTGGCCAGCCACTACGGCGTTTCGACATCAACGGTAGACGCCATCCACGCCGGACGTAACTGGGGGTGGGTTCCTCAGGACTGAGGGGCCGTTGCCAGGTCTTCGAGAGCGGCGATGATCTCGTCCTTCTTCGCCGGCGTCTTGTCGCCGAGAAGCTTGGTAGCCGCTGCCTTGAAGGTCATGAACTGGACGTTCTGGTCCTTCGCCATTTCCAGAACTTCGGCTGCCGTCTTGGTGTCACCGTCACCGGTGCCCGTCACGAAGTCCTTGTTCTTGCCGCCGCCGGAAATGACCTCGTACCGGCCAACCCAGCCCTTCGGCTCTTCCTTGACGTCAAGTTCGGTACCGACGGCAATCTCGCCGTCCTTGCCGAAGATGCCGCCGCGCGTGATGCGGATTTTCATCGGATGTTCTCCAATTGGGGGAAGCCCCGCGCGTCGGCGGGGCTATGAGGATCAGTCGATATCGGTCGAGTAGAACACGCCGGACTTGCCGTTGATGTCCGCCCGGATCTCGATGCCCATCGCCCCCATGATGAGGAACTGATAGTTGTCCGTGGGGTTCAGACGGGTCTGAGCCGTCGTGTTGACCGCCATGCCGACGAGCGGACGGATGAATTCCGACGACGGAACGAAGCCGAAGAACTGGTTGCCGGAAAGTTCGAACGAAACCTCGATCTTGTTGATGCGGCGGTTCTTCGCGACGAACTCCAAGATGGTGCCGGGCTTGAAGCCGGCAGCAGCGGAGTAAGCCTTGTCCCACGCGCGGGCGATCTCAGGCGAAATGTAGAGGTTCACCTTGCCCGTGATGAGGTTGGCGTCCAGCATTGCGCCGAACGGGCCTGCGAAGAACGCATCGATCTGGTCCGCCGTGGCGGTGGTCAGGTCGATGTTGGCGCCGCCGACCGCCGAACCAAGGTTGATGACCTTGGAATACGGGGAAGTGCGGATGCCGTAGGCGGTGTAGCCTTCGAAGACGATCGAGGAATCGCCGTCGAGCGCATAGAGCGCCATATCGCGACGGATCTTCGCGGTATGGGCTTCCTGGTCGTCCGACAGAGCGTCGAAGTTCTCCGACTGGAGCGTGTTCCATTCCCGCCACTCGCGACCGTAGGCGGTCGAGAAGATCGGGACCGGAGTGCCGCGGTAGTCGTAGGTGACCTTGTCCATGGTCACCGGGACCTGGCCGGACATCGACCGGACCACGCGGCCGGCGTCCGAAGACACGCGGTTCAGGTGGACGAGCTTGCCGATGTTCACCGCCTTCGCGAGCGGCATCAGGTCGGCCATCCAGACCTGACCTTCGTCCGTGCGCATGACGCGGCGGGTGATGCCGTCGAGTTCGAGCCAGGCGTCGCGCGGCAGAATGGCGGCAGCATTGCCCATGAACTGGGCGGTCAGGTTAGCAAGCACCTCTTCCGTCTGGTGGAAGTGCTCGCGGGTCATCGACACCTCATTCCACCACGCGGCATGCGGCCGGGAATTCGCGACGAGCTGTTCGTCAAAATAGCGCATCTGGATTCCCTCCTTACGATGCGGCCGACAGGTAGCTCTGGCTTCCGGCGGGCCGGATGCGGATGAGCTGTTCGCTGCCAGTGTTGTTGTTGTAGACCTCGTCAGAGTAGGCGACGATCAGGTCCGACGTGGAGGCGATGGCAAGCGTGCCATTCGCGCCGGGCGTCAGCGGGGTGCCGACGGCCGTGATGTTGACGCCGTTGGCGATGCGGGCGGCGTAGAGATGATCGTCTTCCATCTCGATACCGATCGCGGTGCTGTCCTGGGCCCAGTCCGTATCGACGCCCTTCATGGCGAGGTAGTTGTCCTGGATGAGCCAGACCTTGCCGACGGTAGTTGCGGCGGCGAGCGCGAACTTGCCCGAGGTGATGACCGCGATGCGGCCGGGCTTGAGGGCTGCGGCGGCGAGCAGTTCCTTGACCTGCGGCTTGGTCTTTTCGACGGGGCCGAGGAAGATCTTGTTGTAGCGGGCCATGGGTTAGTCTCCCTTCGGAAGCTTGAAGGCCGGCTTTTCGCTGGAGTTGCCCTTGAAGGCACCATTCAGCGCAGCCGCCTTGCCCGGCTCAGCCGTCTTGGCGAGAGCGCGCAGCGTGTTGAGAGGGGTTGCCTTGGCCGTCTCCTCGTCGAGGACGTTGGCCTTGACGATCTTGGTGACCAGGTCGGCGTGTTCTGCGTCGTCCTTGGCCTTCTGGTTGGCGACCAACACGTTTTGGGCATCGACAAGCGGCTTGACCGCGTTGCCGACGGCGGTGGCGATCGTGTCACCGATCTTTCCCATGCTCTCCGAGAGGGTCTTGACCTCATCGGAAAGCGACTTGAACTGCTCGTCAGAGACAGGAGGCATGTCGTCTTCCTTTCGATTGGTTGAGGGTGACCGCTCCGAAATGCCAAGGCCTTCCAGGATGACGGCTTTCAGTTTGTCCAGGATCCCCGCCCGCTGGCGCTTCTCCAGGGCACGAGCGAGGGAATCCATCGCCCAATCGATGTCACGCTCGGCCTCTTGGACGGCCGAGTTGATGACCTCGATTTCTTCTTGCTCGCCTTTGGCGTTGACCAGCATGCCAACGCCCTGCTCAGGGGTGGCCGCGCCAGCTTCCCCAAGGAGAATGGCGTCGTGGTCGAACACGATGTTGCGAGCGATGTGTTTGTGGTCGGCGGCATTGGTGACCGCCTCAAGAATGGCGAGCAGGCCTGTAGAGGTGTGGACTGGCTCGCCTTTCTCGATCGCTGCGAGCACGTCTTTGCCGCCCTGCGAGCGGTTGGCGACCTCGACGTCGATCACCTTGTCGAGGAAGACGCGACCGTTCTCGCGGCGAACGTTCTCATTCCATGCGCCGATGTGCCCGAGGTTGATGCCCTCCGGGTCGGAAGCAGAGACGAACTTGCCGTTGATCATCGGATGACCGAGCGGCGCCGGCGTCCGGTTGAGGCTGGCGAAGCTCTTGCCGATCTCGTCGGCCGGGTACTTGATCCCGTTCATGATGATGTCGTCGGGGAGCGTGGCGCTCGGCACGATGACGACGTCACGACCGTTGCGCTTTTCCTTGCGGACAGCCTTCGTATTCGCCAGTGACCTGACGTTGACACGCACCTGAGTCATGGTGGGTTATTCCTTCTCGGTCGGGGGCTTCGCGCCCACGGCAGCATCGGTTTCGTCGTCGTCTGCGTCGTCGCGGTACTTGTCGGAAACCTTCAGCGGCTCATATCCAGCCGCGCCGCGGATCTCCTCAGGGGTAAAGCCCCATTCGCCGCTGTCCTGCAGTTTGGTGTTGACGTCGGCCATCTTGTTTGCGCGATCGATCTTCTCGGACATCGAGCTCTCGGTGAGGTCAGTCCAATCGAGGTGCCAATCCTTATCGGGCAGGATGCCGAACCGCTCGAGGCGATTGACCAGAGACATGACGTTCGGAATCGTCTGGTTGGCGCGGCGCGACATGTTTGTCTGCGCCCATTCGCTGGCGTCTTCCTGGCTGGCGCGCTCGCCTGTCTGCATGCCGACGAGGATCTTCACCGGCATGTTCATCGACGCCGCGAAGTCCTGCAGGGCGATGGCATAGAAATGCTCTGGCGATGGCAGGGTGACGGTGAGCGTCTTCGCCTGCATGCCCATGATCATCAGCAGCTTGTCGAAGCCTGCGCTCCAATCAGCGACCTGATCGTTCATCTTGTCGGCGAGATCTTCGATCGGCACGCCCATGGCCTTGGCCATCATGTCGATCTTGGCGTCTTTATCGACCTCAAGGACCGGGGCCGACTTGGCGTTCTTCCAGAACCCCTCCCCGCCGGCGCCGCGTACCTTCTCCATGTCGATCAAGGAGTTGTAGCCGGGTTCTAACGTCGACGAGCCGTGAACCGTGCCATCCTTCGACCAGATGATGACCCGATCGGGGTGGATGACGAGGTTACGTGGCTGCTTGACGTTGGTGTCGACGGCGGATTCGTTGAACTGGAACATCTTCGGCTGGCCGTAGGTCTCGGACGTCTCGTCCGTGTCCCACTGCGAAACCTGCAACTGCCCTTCCCATGCCGGGATGACTTCGACGAGAGCAGCAAGGCCGCCATTGACGCGATCGACCGGCTGATCGAAACGCTTGCTGTCGGCGATGCGGAGGATGACGCCGGCATAGGCGCCAACCATCGACATGCGGTCGGCTTCAGCAAGCCGGGCCCAGAGGCGCAGATCGTCGAAGCGCTGGCGGATCTCCTTTTCCAGCGCGGTTTCGTCGTCCTCGCCGCCCTGCGATCCGTCCCGCTCCTTTTCGAGGAGGAAGGGGTTGTCCTGCCAGGTCTTCCGGATCGTCTTATCGACGCCGGCGGCTGCAACGCCGTTCCGGCAGTACATCTTGTAGACCTGCGTGAACGACAAGGTCTCCGGATAGCCGAAGTCCTTGTAATGATCGTGCTTCGTGTTCCCGTTGGCGAAGAAGCCCGGAAACATGCTGCCGAGGCGCCGTTGAACGTGGTTCACGAGGCTGACTACGTTGCTGCTCATCGGTGCCTCTTGGTCAGGAACATGGCGACCGTCGGCGGGTCGTTGATGAGGGCGTTGAATGCCCGGCTCGTACTGTCGGCGTCGTCGTCGTGAGCCGCCTCGGGGAAGCCTTCGAGCGCAGTGAACCAATCGTTGTTCCACGGCCCTCTGAGCACCAAAACATTCCCCGCCTCTGCCTGCGCTGAAAACGGGCTGAAGCGGGTGACCTTGTCGCCCGATTCCGGTGTTGCTCTTGCCGTGAAGCCGGCAAGCATCTTGATTAGACTTGCCACCTGAGACTTGCCGGCCTGGCCGGGGTCTTGTGGCAGCGAGATTTCTGTCTCGTCGCCGTCTTGCACGGCGGTATTCTTGATCAGCGTCTCGACGCCGTTGGGCGACATGTACGCCTTGACGTGGTGACCGACGATGTAGCGACCATCAGGCAAGAGGCCGATTTTCGTCCCCGCGGTCCCGTCTGGGTCGTTGCTCTCGGTCTTGATGGTCGCCGCCAAGTCCCACCCTCGCGCCCATCGGACACCAGCAGGAACTGCATCGACGACCTCGCACCAACCGCGCTGGAAGAGCAGACCGGCAGCCGGACGGATCTTCCAGTTGCCGCCGAGGAGACGCTCGCGCTCAACCGTCGGCAGGGCCATCAGGTTGGCGAGGTAGCCGGGGTCGGCCGCCATGAGCGCGGCATTGTCCGTCAGCTTCGCCGGGATGAAGGTAACCGACTTCGGCGGGATCGGCTTGCCGTCCACCGGGTTCTTGTAGTCTGCGAGCTCGTCCGGATCATCTGCCCAGATGATGGCATCGCCGATGCGAACGAACCAACGAAGGACGCCGGCCCGCTCTGGTATCGGCAGACCGGTATCCTGGTTGATCCACCACGAAATGAACTCGGCAACCCAGCTATCTGCATCCGGGTTGCAGGTCGCCCTGACATACGGCCTGACGCCGCACATCGATCGGTTACGCGAGAGCAGATACCAGAACTGCTTGGCACTGAAGTGCGTGAGCTCGTCGAAGCAGATCAGCGGGATCTGCGAGCCCTGCCAGTTGGATACCGTCTTGTCGTGCTCGAGGTGGGCGAAGCTGACCGAAGATCCGGCCGGGAACGTCCATGACAGGTCCGGCGCGACCTTCGGCTTTGCGTTCAGGCTGGGATAGAGCTTCTCGCTCTCGTCCCATAGACCGCCCTCGTTTCGGACCTGCACCAGCGTGCGCCGGAAGAACACGGCGCCGAACTGAGGGTTCGCGACATGGCGCAGCGGCTCCATGAGGAGCGCCCACGTCTTGCCGCCGCCCGCCGAGCCGCCATAGATGGCGATATCCGCCGGCGAGGCGAGGAATGCTGTCTGCGGGCCCGGCTGTGGCCGGATGACCGTCTGGGCGCCCTGCCCTTGCTCAACCCCTGCCATTATCGGGCAACTGGAAGATCGTCACCGGGGAGACCGGCGTCGGCAGGTCCTTGCCGTCCTTGCCGGTGATCTCGCGCCGGTTCGTGTATGCGCCGCCGACCTCTTCCGCCGCCTGCTTCAGGAGTGAGGATGCCAGCACCATGTTGCCCTGGGTCTCTGCCTTGTCTGCCATGCGCTGAAGGGCGCGGAGACGAACGGCGCGATGGCTGATCGCGATGTTGGCCGTGTCCTCAAGGAAAGTCTTGCGGGTCTCTTCGAACAGCAGCTTCCACTTTTGCGCCAGCCGAGCGCCGGCCTTTTTGTTCGGGTCGTAGCACTCGATCGCCTGAGGCGTCAGGGTGACCGCGTAATCCTTCTTGAGCGCGGCGGCGACAACCGACGGGCTATCGAAGCAAGCGAGCGACTGGACGACAAAGGTCTGCTGCTCATGTGTGAGTTTTCGTTCGGCCATAGCTCTATCAGGACACCATCAAGATCAGGCGGCGCGAGCCTGGCAGGTCCCGCAAGCACAGCCGATTAGGTCTGCGGTCATCAACGGCGGCTTTGACAGCGCCTCGACCAATTCCCTCACTCCTGCCTCTACGGCACCATACCGAGCGGCTACACCGATGAAGGCTTCGACGTCATGTGAGCGCAGCGTGTAGACTGGCAGCCCTGTGCTTTTGCGGAACTTCGGGGCGCCGAAGTCGTCGAGCTCATGCGCGCAGTGTGAAAGCTCATGCTCGATCAGAGCGCAGGCCTGCGCATCGCTTGCCGATACCCAGAAGTTGGCATCGATCGTGATGATGAAGTCTGGGACCGAGCCGAACCAACCGAGGACCTGCGCCTCTGCTCTTGCCCGGGCCCATTTACCCATCATGCCGGCAGGCTGCCCCATCTCGGCTTGACCGATGACGGTGCGGCCCTTCTTCGCGTTGCTCACCGTCGTCCACAGCATGCCGATCGACGCCGGCAGGAGGTGAGCGTGATCCGGGTTGAACATGTCGCTGTCCGGATCAATGAAGGTCTCGCGCGCCCAGGCTTCGAGTTCGGGAGCGGCCACGAAGGCGCATCCGCTGAAATCCTCGAAGATCTCGGTTGGGGGTTGTGGTCGCATCGTCCCCGTTATCCCCAGCCTGCGCAAATTCAAGGGTGCAAATATAGGTACTGGCCACGTTCCAGTTGCGTCTGATCCCTTTTCTTCGTTTCCTGCTAATAGACGGAAACCGGAGATTCGGAATGGCGCGAGAAAATTTGCCTTTTGTCTACATCGTGGAGTCGCCAAACCCCCGCGATCTGTCCGATGGGCGTACCGAGGGTCGCTCTCTCTGCGAAACCTTCAGGCTATCGGACACCCGCCACGAGTACTTCCTGGCGGTGAACGAAGAAGAATTCGTTAGAGCCTTCGACCTATCCGACGAACACTCGCCCTTGCGGCGGGCCATCGCGCGGCTCGGCATCCCGATCGTACACCTCAGCATGCATGGCAATGATCAAGGCATCTGCCTTACCGACGGCACGATGATTGATTGGGAATCCCTTTTGGCAATCCTGACGCCGCTGAATGAGGGGCTCGAACGGGGACTATTCGTGACGTTATCGACCTGTGGAGGGGCCGCTGCTGCGCGGATGTCGATGTATACAGAGGACCATCGGAAACCCCTATACGCCACGCTGGGCAGCACCCAGAACATACCGTGGGATGACGCCCTCGTTGCTTACACGGTCTTCTACCACAACCTGTTCAAGCTGAAATCACCAGCCACTTGCGTGGATTTGATGCGGCTCGCGTCGGACCACAGCAGTTTTCAGTTTTACGCGGGCGCCGAACAGAAAAAGGCTTTTATCGAGTTCGTCAACAAACAAAGGCTGATAGCGGCGCTAACTAACGACGGTGATGGGCGCTGATGCGCCAACCTCTACCCTCTCCTGAGGGCACAAGTTGAGACATCGGGGGAACCGGGCCAGTGGTCCGGCTCCCTATTCAGGCATGCGGGATTAGGGTCGCATTCGACCGGCATCGAGACTGAGGCCGTGGGTATCGTAGCTCTCGCGGTAGACCGGCTTGAGAGAGCCGACGACGCGATAGGCGGCGAGGCAGAGGCTCTGCAGGGAATGCCAGGTGATGCCGGCGCCATAGCGAACGACGGCGAGCGCGAGGGAAGCGACGACGATCGCGACCGCGGCGACCATGTCGGCGATCACGAACAGGCGGCTGTACGAGTATGCGAAGAAATGGCGGCTCATGCGGTTTCCTTTCGGTAGACTTGAGGTTTAGGCATTTCTGTCAGGCGGATGCTTGCCGGGTCGAGTGGGGTCAAAACCCATGTTCTTGCGACATTCAGGATGCCAGCCCGCGACGGGTGCGGGTCATGCGCTAGCTCGCCGTCGTGGTAGACCACCATGTGGCTGACGCCGCGTGGAGAAGGACCGGAGGCGAGATAGTAACCGTCGAAGATCCACTCCCCTTCACGCCGGATGTATCCGACGCCGCGCTCTTCCAGCCAATCCATAAAGGCCAGTTCCCAATGGCTTGGCTGATCCGCTATTTCGAGGAAGTGCGGGACGGCATCGAGGGGAAGATCAAGGATCGACGCCAACGAAGCCTGGACGCAGTTACCGCCAGCACCCTCGCCGGCGAACTTGGTCTGATCTACCGGCTTCATTTGCCGACCGGACCCAGATCGCGGCGCTCGATGTAGCGTCCATTCTCGATCTCGACGCCGCGCATGCGGCAAGGACAGACCGGCTGACCGTTCTGCGGACCAATGCAGTTGCAGGCATGGACGTCGTGACCGTCTTCGAGGGCCGCTCGCTTCAGGATCCACCCTTTGGAGATGTCGAGCTTCATGGTCACCTCCAACGAAAACCCCGCAACCGGGTGACAAACCGGTGCGGGGCTCTCTGGCGCTGTAACTGTGTCAGGAAGGGAGAAAGCGAGGCTCCCGGCGATTTTTGCTGTTACGGACCGCTGGCTTAAGCCTCGCCGTAGCCGCTTCTTCCTGATCTTTGCCCTAGTCGGACCCTTGCGGGCGAGGCTCTCACGAGGACTTTACAGCCACCCTTAACCGACTGTCAGGAGACCACTCGCTTCCCACTCCGGCTTGGAACGCCCGCCAGTGGTTAGGCGATCGACGCGTATGAACGCATCATCTCCCACCAGCAGGCCCTCCTCACGGGCCTAAGCCTTGTCCGTCTTCCTGATCTGCTCGGGGAGCAACCATGAGCCCCGCTTACGCTAAAGGCCCTTCCCTCCGTTACGAGGGAGGTAGCAGCCTAGTTGCTCGCCCGATCTCTAATTGAAGGCGACCACCCTGCGCATAGACAGCGGTCATTGGGTGGTCGCTCTTGCCCAGCCGGGGTCTATCTGCATTTTCCAGCAGCGCTTCCGGGCAATGGGAATCGAAAAGCCGCCCGGAGGCGGCCTGAATTTTGGATGCATTTTTCCTTTGGGCAGGAGGCGGAAGGCTCCCGGCTGGGCCGTCGAGTATTCCCGTTGCAGATGCAAGGTCCGACAGTACACCCAAATCACGCCGCCGAATATAAATGGCTTGAGCTTGCTCGGCAAGCGTCCATTTCTTCATCCATGGCCCTCAATTCGTTGAGGATCGACAAAACATGTTGACGGCTGGCGGGGGCGAGTTCGTCGATCGCCGCTTCGGCCAGCATTCGCAGTGGGACCTTCTTGCGACGGCCCTTCGGGAAGATCAGACCGAGGCGCTTGTTGAGCGTGTTCCGGCGGTGTGCGTGAGACAGGGTGAGCCGTTCTTCGCGCTGTCGCTCCCACTGCTGCCGCTGCTGGAAATCAGCGAACATGAGGCTCCCGATGTCGGTGTCGCGGAAGACGATCGGGCCCCGATCGAATGACGGCCGGACGAACGACAAAACGCCATCGATGTTGCGGACACGCTCGAAGTCGCTCTGCTCGATGTTGACGAAGGCGTAGCCCACGAGGAGCGGGAACCGGCGCTCGATCATCTTGTTGGTCCGCTGGTGCTGGGTGATGTCCCAGAACGACGGCATGTAGACGTCGATGCCCTCATTGCGGAGATTGCGCTCTAGGATGCTTTCGCCCTTGCGACGGTCGCGGGCCTTCTTGTCGGCCTCGGTCTCGTCGTTCGCCGGCTCAAGCACGGTTGCCATGCGCTGAGAGCCAGGGACCGCGCGCACCGCGTACCAGGACGTTTGCTTGTTGATGGTGTCGTTCATCGGGCGTTCTCCATGTCGATCTTGTTCAAGGCGTAAGCGACGGTCGTGTGGTCCCGCGAGAAGACGCGGGCGATGGCGTGCAGCGACATGCGCCTCTGCTGACGCAACTCCCACATGATGCGGTGGCGATGTCTGGTGATGGTCCGGCGCTGCGTCGGCCCGAGCATGACCTTTGACGGGATCCGGAGTTCGAGGCTCCGAAGCCGCACGTAATCGGTCGGCGTCAGGTGGCCTAGTGCGCGCAGCTGGTGGACGCGGAAGGCGATGACGTGGTCGTTGGCGTCGGGGCGTGGGCGCAGCTTACGCAGCATGTGCAGCCCTCCCGCCTTCGGACATGTCGGTCCAGCCCTGCCCGTCTGTCGGTTCGAGCAAATGGGCTGGAACACGGCAGCCTGGCTGTCCCGGCGCTGGTCCGAGTTCGGCGACGCTCCACATGCGCTTGGTTCTGGCGAAGCGCAGGCGGCGAGCCCAGTCCTCGTCGGCAGTCGCCAACTGTGGGGCTTGCACCAACCCCTTGCCGGCGGCGATACGACGCTCGTAGGCCTCCCGGATCGCTGGGACGAAGTACGACCATGAACCGACCGGCCGCGTTCGACGGGCGACAGCCGACCTGATCACCGGCAGAATGTCCGTTTCGAGATCAACGCCAGAGGCAATCAACTCGACGATCGGGCCCACGATGAATGCGCCATGAGGATGGATGCCGCTGTGTCCAGCTGCATCGATGAGTCTGCTCTGGATCACGTCAAAATCCGGCTGCGCAGGGGCTACGCTGCTAAGCGTAGCTTCTGGCTTCTGGCTTCTGGCTTCTGGCTTGGTTGAACGCCCGTTGAACGGTCGTTGAACGTCTGTTGAAATCGGCTGTTGATTTTGCTTCCTTTTTTCCGCTGACATTTTTCCAGCGCGTCGGGCTACCTCTGACTTTTCTGAGAGGTAGACTTGCTCTTTTTCGACGCGATCGTTCCAAAGCCCGCCCTCGACGCGAGTGATTTTTCCCTCGTCGACGAGCGTATCGAGAGCCCGCTTGAAGGCGGAGTTGGAAGCCCCACAAAGGCGAGCCAAGCGGGCGTGATCTTCAGGAATTGGCTCCCGGCGCTCGTACATGGTGGCAACGAGCGTAATATAGATGCCGGTCTCGACAGCGCTCATGCCGCGCGTGCCGCCGAGCCAGTCCGAAGGAAAGAACCTGACCCAAGGTAGTTCGCTCATGTGCGGGCTCCATTCCTGACTGCTGAGTAAGCCATGTCGGCGAACAGGTTCACCGTGCCGAGAGACCCGTTGCGCTGCTTGGCCACGTTGAATTCGAGTTTGTTTCGGCAGGCGTCCAGGCGATCTTCACGCGCGACCTGCTCCTCATAGGAGCCGCCCTGCTCGCGTTCGAGGTAATAGGCCTCACGGAACAGGAACGCGATCATGTCGGCATCCTGCTCGATCGCGCCGGAATCGCGAAGGTCGGAGAGCAACGGACGCTTGTCCTCTCTGCTCTCGACCGCTCGATTAAGCTGCGACAGCAGCACCACGGCGATATCGAGCTCTCTGGCGAGCGACTTTAAGCCTGAGGTGATCTCGGCAATCTCATTCACCCGATTGCCGCTGTAGCGCGACGACGGGCGGATAAGGCCCAAATGATCCACGAAGAGGACGGACATCGGGTTGCCGGTCTTCCGGCTGTCCTCAAGCATGCGTTCGGCGCGGGTGCGGATGTCGGTGACGGTCTGCCCTGACTGGTCGTCGATGATCAACGGCAACTGGTTGAACCGCTCCTGAGCGCCAACGATTAGGTCAAGCTGCTCGTCGGTGACGTCGCCACGGATGATGTCGCTGTACGGGACCGATTTGCCCCAGTCATAAAGCACGTCCGAAATCGCGCGGGCGGCGACCTTCTCGGCATCCATTTCGAGCGAGACAAGGCCGCAACAAGCGCCAGCCTTGGCTGCAGCGATGGCAACGGATAAGGCAATCGTTGTCTTGCCCATCGACGGCCTAGCGCCGATCAACGTCAGGTCTCGGCGCTGAATACCGCCGGTCATGCGATTGAGGTCGACGAGGCCCCATGTGATGCCGGTGATGCCCGTACCGTTCTGCTTTGCCTCGGCGGCAGAGGATACGGCGCGCATCGCAGCGTTGGCGATCGTGACACGCGTCTTCCGCGACGGTCCCGAGCGGACCTCAGCCATGATGTCGTCGATCGCCCTCGCCGCCTCATGAGCGATGATGCGCACATCGGCCATCGGATCGTTGGCCGCGGCATAGACGCGCCCTGCCTCGTTGGCGAGCGCGAGCCGCGCCCATTGCTCAATGATCTTGCGGGCGTTCTCTGGCGAGGCCGCTGCGCCGGCGGTGGCCGTGGCTGTCAGGCGAGCGAGGTAGGCACCGACCTTCTTGTCGTTGGCCTTCTCAAAAACCGTGACCTGGTCCTCTGGCAGAAGCTTTCGGACGAGTGCGGGATTGCACAAGTTATAGCGCTCGTATGCCGCCCGGATCGCGCGGTAGATCTCCTGGTGGAACTTCTCGACGAAATGGTAGTCCTGAAGCGTGGCAAGGGTCTCTTGGCTCTCGCCGCCGTACATCAGCGAGCCAAGAACGTTTTGCTCGATGTCAGCAACGTATCCCTTGGCATCGAAGACAGGCGCGTTCATGCAGACGCCCTTTCGAAACCTACGAACTCTTTCTGCTCCTCGTTCATGAAGAGCGACAGCCAACGGCGCCAAGCACGGCCGGCGGCAATGCCGTCCTCGATATTGCCAGTGGTCGCGGCCAGTTGCTGGGCTGCCGTATAGGCCTCCCACGCCTTGTTGATGTGGTCGTTTAGAACGATGACGTTGCTCAACGGTGGTCACCTCTTGCTATGGCTTGGGAGAAGGAAACGGCGTCCTCGACGCTGTGCAGCGTGAAAACCGGAGACCCGCGCCAGTCGTCGGCAAAGGTCTGCTGGTTGGCGTTCAGGCCCTTGCCGTATCCCTTGGTGCCGGTCTTGACCTCGACGAGGTAGTTTCTGCCGCGGAAGCCGCAGAGCAGGTCAACCGGCTGGTCGAGGCGGTAGACGCTGAAGCCGACGCGCTCGAGAACGGCGACTATCGCCGGCTCGGCTGCATCACGCTTGGCTTTGTGGCGTGGCATGCTCATTTCGCCCACTCCGCTGCTTGGAATGGCTCTCTGCCGGCGTAGCCGATCTTGTTGATCCGGCGCGCGTGCAGGCGCTCCGCGTAATCGGCATTCAGCCGAGCGCTGATGAGCCGGTCGGCCTCATGCTCCTTGATGTCCAAGGCAGCGGAGATGGCGATGGAATCGGGACCGAAACGGGCGTAGGCGTCGAGGAAGGTCGTCATGCGACACCTCCTGCGAACAGCGGTCCGTGATCGACAATCGTCTGCCGGCGCTTCACCTTCCATTCGGATTCCAATCGCCGGCAGGTGATGTCGGCATACTCGGGATTGAGCTCGATCAGCTGCGCAGCGCGGCCGTGGCGAAGAGCTACGAGCGCGGTGGTCCCTGCGCCGCCGAACGGATCAAGGACGACGCCCCCCTTCGGGCAACCGGCAATGATGCAGCGTTCGGCAAGCTCGGGAGGGAAGGTCGCGAAATGAGCTTCTGAAAACGCCTGCGTTGCCATTTCCCAAACGGTCAGAGGCGCAGGCTCGTAGTTGCGCAGGTAACGCCCCTCGCCGCGAGGAGTGTTCTCGATGCCGGTGTGGTTAATGTGACCAGCATGGCGTGGGGATGCAACGTCGGAAGCGCGGACCTTTTCGCGCCGTTCTGACACCGGGATTGTCTCACCAAGGGTGTGCCTCCCGTGCGTAGCTCTTCCACGCACGGCCTTCATGGGCCGATCGGCGCGTGTTCCACCGTTAGCGCGTGCACTCCCCACCTGAGCATCGATGTTCTGCGATAGCCGAACAACGGTCGCATCGGCCGGAGCTTTGCGCACTGCCTCCGCGTCATAGTATGCTCCCATCCGCATCCAGCGCGCGGCCATGCGTGACGGGTCGGTGACTAGCGGGCAGCGTTCTTCCAAGGCTGGGTAGAACGAAACCTCTCCGGTATCACGAGCGCGCCATACGTCCGCGTCCTCGCTTTTGGTGAGGAGAAAAATCTTCTCGTGCGATGTCGACGGGCGGTAGGCGCCGGAACTGTCCGGCATGGGGTTGGTCTTACCCCAAACGATCTCGGATCGAACCCACCAGCCAGCGTCCTGCAACGCGATGGCGAGACGGTTCGGGATCATGCATAAGTCTTTGGCCTTGATCGTCCCCCCGATTGTCGAGAACGGCTTATCGCGGAACGTGCGGTCGTCGAGGCCATCCGCCTTGTATTCGGCGGCAGACTTGCCGTTCGGCGTGGTCGCATAGCAATCGCCATAGTTGACCCAGCAAGTGCCGGTCGGCTTCAGGACCCGCCGCACTTCTTCGAACACACGGACCATGACCTCGATGTGTTCGGCGAGCGTCGGCTCAAGACCGATCTGGTGATCAACCTTCACCGCGCCGCACTTACCGCAAGCGGACCGGTGCGAGAGGCGAAGCTGATAGCTGTTCGTCGCCGCGCTGCCGGCAAGCGTTGATCGTTCCTCGTTGCGCCCTTCGCGCATGGTCGGCGAACGGTGGTCGCAATCAGGGTCGCCACCTTCCCATTTCGCCGTGCCATAGTCGCGAAGTCCCCAATAGGGTGGTGACGTGACGACGCAATCGACACTGTCGGAAGGGAGCTTCGCGAGGACAGCAAGGCAGTCGCCGACATGGATGGTGCAGCGTCCGTCGAGGATAGATCGGGTTTCGTGGGTCATGCCGCCGCCCCTTCCTGATTTCGCCGCTCAAGCGCCTTCAGGTACGCGGCCTTCCAGTTGCGACCTGAGTGGATGTCCGAGATCGTCCGAGGTGTGACACCGAACCTAGCGGCTATTTCTTTCCGCGGCTGTTTCCCGCGAAGGGACAGGATTTCTGAGACTTGCGCCTCAGTGAGCTTGGCCCTTCCGTTCTTCTCGCCCAACGCGAGAGTGCCGTGCAGCACCCGGTCGGCGCTGTTGTCTTTGGGCGTTTTCCAAGACAGATGTTTCTTGGCTACGCAGGCGAGATGGCCGTTGCCGCACGAGTGTGCAGCCTGATGCTCAGACGTCGGTGGAGGCCCATTGGCTGCCTCGCACACCAACCGAGAGACGAAGCAAGAGCCGACGTGGTCCTTTGCCTCCTTGCCAATGATTGCATACCCGTACTGGCTCACACCGTACGGCCATGTCAGGCAGGCATCACCGTCATAGGTGAGAACCACGTTCCGAAAATACTCTTCCGGTTCGCCCTTGCCGCTGGACTTGAGAGCCAAAGGGTCGCCATACTTTGCAAGGCGCTGGTAGTGCTTGCTGCAAAGGCCCTTTGCTTTTTTTGGCTGACGGCAGTTCTCGATGGAACAATGATTTGATCTCGCCGTCATGCTGCATCCCTCTTCGCGAGCGCTTTAAGGTATGCCGCTTTGATCTCTTCGAACCTCGCGACATCGTAGAGTTTGGTGCTGATCTCGTTTTCGGGGCGGGGCTTCTTGGAGCCGTGGCCGTGGTCTTTGAGCCAGGTCATGGCGCTGGCGATGCGGCGATCGAGCCATTGGATCATCTCGGCGGGATCGCTCATGCTGCAGCCCTCCAATCACTCGGCAGGCCATAGACATCGATGAAAGATGCGATCACTTCCGCCGCGGCTTCCGGTACGATTGCATTGCCGCCAACGCGCCAGAGATCCACTCGTCCGGGAACCCCATGAGCCAGAAGGCGAAGACCGGGTTTGGCGCGCCGCGCTTTTCCGTCGTGGCAGATGATCCATTCTGCATCAGACCAGTGAGTGCCGTTTCGACCATCACCCCCACGATGTTCTTCCCGTGTCCGCGCTCCGCGGTCGCCGGAGAGTTCATGTTGCTCCCGCCGTTGGAAGCCGTGATCGCGGGCCACGTCGATTGAGGTTCCTGCGCCATCTGCCGCGGTAATTGATCGATACGGTTCCGATCGCCCGAGCTTGTCGCCATGCCAGGACTGTCCTTCCAATCCCTCGCCGAAGGCGTCACCCAGGGTGACGCCTGATGCATCTGCGCCGGGAGCGGCTGTCCGCCCGCCGAAAATTTCTGGTTGGGGCTGCCCTTCGCACCGTCGGATGCCCGCGGCGTCGACCACGTTGCAGTTTCCGCAGATTGTTGAGATACCTCCGGGGAAGAATGGTCCGAGACGGCCGCGGCCGGCGCATGCTGGGCAAGCGCGATCACTGTCTGGAGAGACATTCCCGTTTTGCTTCTCTCCGTCTTCGCGAAGTCCGGACCCGCATTCGCCGCCTTCATCGTCGGCCATTGCGACCCAGTACTGCCTATTCCGTTGATGTGGCGCGTCGACACTGCAAGCCGGGAAATCGACCGACCGGCTGGCGTATCTTTCGCCCTCCAAATCAGAGCGGACTCCGTCGAACCAACCGTAGCCAGCCGCTCCCGCAACCTGCTCTCCCATGACGACAGCGGGCCGTCTGGCACGGATGAGGCGATAAAAGTCCGGCCACAGATGCCTTGGATCATCTGTTCCTGTGCCTTTTCCGGCCGCCGAGAACGGCTGACAGGGGCAACTTCCGGTCCAGAGGGGTTCGTTATCAGGCCATCCAGCAAGTCGAGCTGCAACGGACCAGAGACCGCCGCCAGCGAAGAAATGGCATTGCGTGAAACCAATGAGGTCATTCGGCTGAACATCCTTGATTGATCGGGTGTCGACGATGCCAGGCGCGATGACGTTCTCATCGATGAGCGCGCGCAGGATATGAGCCGCGGCCGGATCGATTTCGTTGTAGTAGGCGACCATCTAAGCGTCCCCTTCCTTCAACTCCGGGCAAATCCATTCCGCGAGAGACGAGCCGAGGCCGCGCAGCTTCTCAGCGATGATCAGCCGTTGCTTCAAGCTGAGCCAACGCACGAATACGGGCGGTTTTTTCGATGAAATCGGCATGGTCCCTCTTTGCTGCTCGCAGCAGTGCTCGTTCTTCCTTCGCGGCTTCAGCAGCCGCGTAGAGTTCCATCATCTGCCAGTGGCGAACGACGTCGGTTTCGTTGTTCCACCAAGCTTTGAGACGGCGTTCCGTCCATTGCTTCTTGGGTTCGCCCTTGTGCGGGAAGAGTTTTCGGAGGATTGCCGCAGCCTCGAAAAACATATCGCTGATCCGGCCACCGCCGCCGATCGATCTAATGAGGTAATTTGCAGTCGCAACGTCGCTCATGTGCTTGCATTTTCCCTGCTTCGTCTCGTCCAGAATTCTGGATTTCTTTTCCATGTTTTCGGTTCCCGCCTATGACACAGTGTCTTTGCTTAGGAGACACTGCAGATGAGCAGAAACCTTACTGACCAGTCCGAAGAGAGCCTGACCGCGCCAACGGTCGGCGCTCATTCGGAGGTCGAAAATCTCATTCCTTTCCGCAGAGGAACCCGGGCGCCGCACCCCGCCTCTGCCGCCGACGGCGATCCCCTGTCGCCGTCGGCCATTTCATTGGGATCCGCCGTGAATGCCGTCGTGATGAGGCTCTCGAACAAGCGGATCCGGTTGAGGGTGTCCGGTCCCGACCGGGAGGAGAAAGGCCGGGACCGGAGCTGATCGCGGTCAAGGAGGGAGGAACCCGCGATCAATCCAGGATGACGCCGCGGCGGAGGTCGGACAGGACCGCCGTCGCTATTTCGTCGTCTGTCATGGCGTTGAAATTCTTCAGAGCCGCCTCGCGCCGGAACTGCGCCTCAGCGAACCAAGCCACACCAGCCAGAAGCGGAAAGGCGAGAACCAATGTCGCGGCGAACAAGATCTGAACGGCAATCATCGTGCGCTCCTTCTGGTGAAATTCGTGCGTGGTGGCCGGCGCTCGACGTCGAGCATGACGGCTCTGTCGAATTGCTCTTCAGGAAGCTGGACACCGGTCGCGATCTCAACCGCGTAGACCTCTGCCCTGCTCGTCTCGATGTCGTGTTGGTGCTCGACGGCGTGGAGGTTCATGCGAACTCCTCGTGCTCGCGCATCGCCTTGGTGCAGGAGTGGCAATGAGTTCTTCCTACGCCCGCGCACATCTCTGGACGCTGGCAATTGGGCCGGAGCGGAGATGGCGGCTTGGTGAGGAAAGAAGGTGCAGGGACATCGACCGAGGTCAGATGCTCTACGCCGCCCTGCCGGCGCCCGTCAGTCGTTCCGGGCTCGGGCGACCGCTGACGGTCTTTATCGCCTTCGCCCCGATCCTCCGCGTCATCAGTTGCCGCGCCTTTGGCCTCAGCTTCCTCTTCGGGGTTCGTGGGGAATTTCGGTGCCTCTTCAGGCGAATTCGGTGCCCATTCTGCCACCGGGCCAGTGGGTTCAAGGTTGACGGGGCCTCCTTCGAGACCTGCGCGCTCCGCGCTGCTCTCTACATCGTCTCCTCCTTCGTTGGCGCCGACGCCAGTTGCCGCCGCCTCACGGTCGGTCTCGCGCTGGTCGCTGGGGATCTCGGATTTGGTGGGGAGGTCGACCGAAGCCGCCTCCCCGTCGCGGCGGCCCTCACGATCCGCAAGCGTCCCGGTCCCAGTCCCGGCGGGAGAGGCTTCGGCTTGCGGACCTGCCTCTGGGCATGCCTCATCGTTGTTCGAGGGCCTCTCTTGGGTTTCGTCGAGGAACTCGCCCGTCAGCGGGTCAAATTTCTCAATGTTTTCTCGTACGCGGGCGGGCGCAGGCGCATGACCGTCGTAAGCAGCGAGATAGATGTCGAAGATGGCGCCCTGCTCGGCGACCGTCTCGGAACCTTTCTTCGCGACCTTTCGCAGATGAGCAACGACGTTGCCCATGGCAGTCTTGTCGAAGCCCATGCCTTTGGCTTCCGCGTAGATGTCGCGGATGTCGTCGCCGATAACGTCCTGCTCTTGCTTGAGGCGCAGGATGCGGTCGATGAATGCTTTGATCTGACCTTCGGCGCTCATTGGGCCGGCTCCGCGGTCGGCAGGAAGTGTTCTGCCGTGATCGGCAAACCAGCTTCCTTTGCGTGGGCAATGAGCTTCAGAGCGTGCGGCGTCGGGATCATTCCCCCGGTACCGCCTTTCGATTTGGGTTGCGTCCACCGATACACGCGGGTCCTGCTGGCGCCCGTGATCTGCTGGACAGCATCGGGGCCGCCAAACCGATCAATGATCGTCGCAGCCGGTTCAAGTGTGGGAGTGGTCGCGTTCGTTTGCATGCGGTCACTATGCGATAATCGCACACATGCCGTCAAGAGTTTTATGCGATCTTCGCACACGACCGCGCATTTTCACTGTGCGAAAATGCCATATGCTTGAAGATCCTTACAAAAAGTGGGTTATCGAGAATCTCGAAAAGCCCGGCATGTCTCAAACTGGGCTGGCGAAGGTGCTCGGCGTGCATCCGTCGGCGGTCAATAAGATCGTCAGTGGGAAGCGTGGGCTGAAGTCTCACGAGGTCGCTTTGGCAGCCACGTACTTTGGCGAGGCTGCGCCGAGTTCCGAGCTCACGCCTTACAATGGCGCCCTGTCCGTCATCCCGATCATTGGCACGGTCGAAGCGGGCGCTTTCCGTGAGGTCGATGACTTCGACCAGTCGGAGCCGCGAACGCTGACACTGCCGCGCGACGATCGGTTTCCGAACGCGCGACAGATCGGCTTTGACGTCTCGGGAGACTCGATGAATGACCTGAAGCCTCGGCCGATACTGGCGGGAGACTGCGCGGTGTGCGTTGCCTATGAGGATGTCGCGGGCCAGGTCGTGCTGCGCGACGGCATGGTAGTGGTCGTCGAGCGCACCCGCGATTCCGGCCACTTCCGGGAATGGTCAGTGAAGCAGATAGAGATCTACGCCGACCGGACAGAGTTTCACCCTCGGTCCACCAATCCGAAGCACAAACCTATTGTCGTGCACCGGAACTTCGAGGCTGACGACGGCGTAAAGGTCGAGGTGATCGCCCTGGTACGCCGGATCGTCAACGAAATGCCGGGGTTCTAGGCGGCGCAGTGCCGCCTGCCCCGCAGGTCGAATTCCCGGCATGCCTGGTGGATATCAGCAACGAGCCAGCGTTTTGGCTCGTCGCATAGGCGGCTCTTGCCGTCATCCCCGACGTAACCCATCATCGGCACGACGCAGAAATCGCCCTCGTCACCGACGGGCGCGAACTGCGCAATGCGGAAGGTGTATCCGGGGAATCGGTTTTCCAGATAGTGCTTCATCCGCTCCTTAGCGGCTTCGACGAGGTGACGTTCCGCGTAGGGCGGGACAATGACAAACTCGGTGACTTCTCTCTCGATCATCGCATACCTCCACTGATCCCGAAGATTTGGCCGGCAAGCCCTTCGCAGCTGCCGCAGCGATATCGAACGCCATCGAGATAGGCGCTCTCCATCAGTTCATCCGTATCCAGCGGCGCATCGTCGACGACCGGCACCTCGATGCATTTCACGCTCTCCCGGTAACAATTCACGCACCGGATATGCAGCGTGAAGGGGACGTTCGATTTCGTAACCGCTAGACCCATTTTTGTTCTCCTTATGTTCTCATCGAAGCAGAACGAATGAACCGAGTCGAGTCGAATTTTTCGGACTGTTAATTCAAGCCGATAGCACAAATCGTGCTTTTTTCGCACAATCCATATTGACGGCAACTGTGCGATTATCGCATACTTCTTTCATCAGCAAGGCGCTGACGAGAGGAACGAAGCAAATGGCGATGGTCACCCGATACAGCATCCAAGACGAGGTTGGCCGGCTCCTGACGATCGACGGCTTCTTCTCTTACGACGACGCCGATGCAGTCGAGTTCTGGGACGAAGACGAGGCCTACGAAGAGTTGGCCACAAACCCCGAATGCCGTGGTTGCTCGGTCGAGACGCACCAGCGCCTCTCTGCTTTCCCCGATTTCACCGCAACGCCCTCGATCGAGAAGGAGGCCGCGTAATGTCCTTCAAGCCCCGCCGCGTGAAGCTGCACGAACTGTACCGCGAGATTGAAGCCCTTGGTGGCGGATCGTTCTCCGCAGAAGACGAGGCCTACAACCGGGCCATCCTAGATGCCTGCGCGATCCTGCGCGCCTCCGGTTTCTCCGAAGGGTCGTTCATCGACCAGCCTGAATACGACAACCGCGCCAGCCTCGCCCGTCGCGAATTCGCGCCTGTCATCGGAGCGGGCCTGTGATGAGGGCGCCTCTTGCATCCGACGTCAGCCTTGAACTGGCAACTCGTGCCCACGCCGGCACCAGCCATACTCCTGATCGCCGCGGCGAAAGCGAAGTCGCCGACTACGTCGCGTCTATCCAGAGCTTCAACGACAAGCTGGTCGCCGACGCTGACACCGAAGCTCGCATGAGTGAGGCGGTGGCGCAGGCCGAACGTTACCGCGAAGGGTATATCAAGCGCCTCTCTGCTTTGTGGTCGTCCCGTAGCCGCATGATATCGACGATGATCACCGGCCCCGCGAACTTCCCTGTCCGGCGCCAGGAGAAAATCTGGAACGCCTACGAGAACCGAGCGAAGGAATTCTACGCTTGGCAAGACCGCGCGCTTAAGTCGGCACTGAAGGCCATCAAGGCCGTTGGCGCCCCGGCTCCCGTCGTCGACCCCAACGCCAAGACCGGCTCGGAAAGCAAGAACATCGGCGGCGTCGAGATCGTCCAGAACTTCGATCTGGACCGCGTGCAGATCCTCTTCGAAGGGAAGCCCGACAGCGACACGATCGCGAACCTCAAGGGCTCCGGCTGGAACTGGTCGCCGCGCAACAGCGCTTGGCAGCGCAAGCTGACCACGAATGCAATCTACTCGGCTGATCGCATCGTCGCAAAGCTGGCGGCGGGTGTCCAATGACCCGCCCTATCCAATACGCGTGCGACCCGGCAGCCCGGTACTGCGAGTGCGGACGATGCAGCCTGCCGCCGGCCCGCCACATCGACCTGGACGGGCTCGCCGAGTTCAACCGCGCCACTTACGGCGTCGCCACCTTCATCATCCTCCTCGCCGCCATCCTCGCCTTCATGGCGATCGGCTTTGCGAACACCGAGGAGATCCACCGCAAAATCGTAGCCGAGAGGACCGTCTAACATGACCGCAGAAACAAGCATTTGGACTTGGTGGCAGAACGCGCTGGCGGGCAACGTCGGCCCGATGCACGAAGGCCAGCCTGAACAGGGCTATTACCGCACGCGCTTCAAGGGCGGCCAGTGGGAACCAGTGGCTATCTGGCTCGACGAGGCCGGCTCTTGGCTGGCGATGCGCGGCGAGCGAATGGTCGACGCTGGCGACGCTTGGAACTTCTGCCGCACGCACCCGGTCAGCTACGAAGCCTATCAGAAGGCTATCGAGGGCGCTGGCTGGGACGACGAGCCGCCCGCCCCGGCCGCTGGCCACAACCTGCCGACCGATCCGTTCGAAGCGTTGAACCTCGAATTCCTGTCCGAGAAAGAGCAGGCCGAGGCGTTCATGAAGACGCCGGTGAAAACGCAGGATCAGGCCGACAAGGCCGCGATTTGGGCGAAGCGCCTTACCGCGATCAAGAACCGGGCCACCGACTTGCACAAGGTCGAGAAGCAGCCGCACCTCGACGCCGGCCGCAACGTCGACAACAAGTGGCGCGGGCTCAAGGAAGATCCGGACACGCTCGCAAAGAAGCTGAAGGCGCACGTCACACCGTTCCTGCAGGAGCAGCAGCGCCTCGAATACGAGCGCCAGCAGCGCGAACGCGACGAAGCCGAACGCAAGCGCCGCGAGGCAGAAGCGCTCGCCGCCCAGGCCGACGTGAGCGACACCGCCGCGCAGGCCGAGGCAGAACGCCTGCAGCATGAAGCCAACCAGCAGGAACAGGCGGCTCAGGCCCAGAAGGCGCAGGCTGGCCGCACTGGCGCCCGCGTCTCGCTCCGGACCTTCGTCTCGGCTCGCATCGTCGACTACGACAAGGCCATCAAGGCCTTGAGCAACCATCCCGAAATGAAAGCGCTCGTCGAGACGCTCGCCAATCGCGCAATCCGCGCCGGCGTCGAGCTCGACGGTGTTGAGCGCTTCGAAGAGCAAAGGGCTGCCTGATGACCGACGCAACCACAATCTCGCTCGCCGTCGCTGCCGTGAAGTTCAAGTGGCAGAAGGACGAAAAGACCTACGATTACTTCATTCCCGAAGGGCTCACCGTGAACGTCGGCGACAAGGTCGTCGTCGAGACGGCCCGCGGTGAAACCACCGTCGAGGTCATGGCGATCAAGCCGGAATCCGAACTGGCGCAGAAGAAGATCGTTCGCGTCGTCGAGCCGGAAGCTGTCGAAGGAGAAGGCGCATGAACGCCCATATCCCAGCCCTCACGGCCGGCGGCCAGGTCATGGCTATCGTCCCCCAAACCTTCGAGGAGACGTTGCGGGTCGCGCGCGCCGTCGTCGCTTCCGGATTGGCGCCGTCGGCGCTGGTCGGCAAGCTCACCGGCGATGATGCGGCGGCCGCCGTCGCGGTCGCCATCATGTCGGGCGCCGAGCTCGGCCTGAAGCCGATGGTGAGCCTTCGCAGCTTCACTGTCATCAACGGCAAACCGGCCCTCTATGGCGACGGCCTGATCAACGTCGTCCGCATGTCGGGCAAGGTCGCGTACCTTCGCACCGGCTGCGACGAGCGCAATGGCAAGATGGTCGGCTACTGCGAGGCCAAGCGTCTCGATACCGGAGAAGACAAGCGGGTCGAGTTCTCACAGGTAGACGCGGAGCGTGCCGGCCTTTGGCAGACCGAGGCCATCGTCACCAAGTGGAACAAGTGGGACAAGAAGAACGAGCAGAAGCCGAACGATAGCCCGTGGTATCGCTTCCCTCAACGTATGTTGGCGTGGCGCGCCGCCGGCTACTGCCTGCGCGAACTGTTCGGAGACGTGCTCGGCGGCATCCGCGATGAGTTCGAGGTCCGCGAGATCGACGAAGTCGAGACGATGCGGGATATCACGCCCGAGAAGCCGGCTTTGCCGCCGAAGCCGCCGGCTCCTCCTGCCCCGCCAGCCAAGGCCGTTGAGACGGTCGAAGCTGCTCCGGTCACCGAGCAGACCGAATCCGAATTCGCCCTCGGCGATTTCCTGGAGCAGATCGAGACCGGCCTTGCCGGTGCGAAGGACGAAGTGGAGGTCGAGGAGATCTGGACCGACTTCGACGCGCCAGCCGTGCTCGAAAGCAACGGTCACGCCGACATGATCGAAGCCGCCGTTTCGATCAAACAACGCCGTCTCGCTCAACTCTCTCCGCTGAACGGGGGCTGATCATGGGCCGCGCGCTTCTGGTTCTGGCGAACGAAACGTTCCGCAGCAAGGCAATCGACTGGATCATGCGTGCGCCAGTCGACACGAGGGTAGAGTTTAAGGGACCGAAGCGCACGACGCCGCAGAACGATCGCATGTGGGCGATGCTCACCGACCTGTCGCTTCAGCTTGCCTGGCACGGCCAGCAACTCACCCCCGAAGATTGGAAGCTCGTCATGCTCGACGCGCTGCGCCGCGAGAAACACGACCAGCTTCGCCTCGTGCCGAATACCGACGGGACCGGCTTTGTCCCGCTCGGCACCTCTTCATCCGACCTCTCCAAGGAAGAGATGACCGATCTGATCGAGATCATCTTCGCCTTTGGGGCTCGTCACCACGTCATTTGGTCCGAACCGAAATCGAAGGCAGCAGCATGACCCACCCGCTTATCCCGCCTGCCCTGAAGGTCTGCGACGCTCTGCGAACGCAGTCCGAGCAGAAGCTCGCGCCTGAGGTCTTGGTTCTGGATTCCGCCAGCGTCGCGATCGTGACCGACATCGACGGCGTCGACTACGTCATGACGATGACGCGAGTTCCAAAGCAGCGCCAGCGCCCAGAGGTGAACTGATGGCCCGTCGCGAGTTCACCAAATGCTCCGTGCCAGGCTGCGACCGTCGGGTCACCGGGCAAGGCCTGTGCAATCTGCATTATCGTCGGATGAGGCGCCATGGCGATCCTCTTGGAGGTCGTCAGACATTCAAGGGAGAGCCTTTGGCCTTCCTTGAAGCGGCCCTCATCTCAAACACTGATGAATGCATTCTCTGGCCATTCAGCACGGGGAAAGGCGGCTACGGAACTATGTTCCTCGACGGGGAATACCATAACGTCCCGCGTCTCGCCCTTGAGAAATCGGAAGGCCCGCCGCCCTCTCCCGGAATGGTGGCGGCTCACAAGCCAGTCGTTTGTCACAACCGCGCGTGCATCAACCGACGTCACTTGCGGTGGGCGACCCACGCCCAAAATTCGGCGGACACGATCACCGACGGTACTCGGCTGCTCGGCGAAAAAACAAACTCGGCTCGGCTGACGGCTGAGCAGGTTCTGGAAATTCGCAAGGACGACCGACCTGCCGCAGATGTTGCGGAAGCATACGGCGTATCGCGCCGCAACATTGCCGCGATACGCGAGCGCAAGAGTTGGGGATGGCTGCATGGCTAAGCGTCGCGAATTCTCAAAGGCAGTTTACGTCCAGATCGTAAAACGCGCCATGCATCCGAAACACGGGATCGTTTGCGAGGGCTGCGGCCTCGTGCTCGGGAAAAAGGCTTGGCACGTCGATCACACGATCGCCGACGCCTTGCAGATCGATAAAAGCCGGAAGCTGACGGCCGACGACGGCAAGCTCCTCGGCGTCGAATGCTGCCACAAGCCGAAGACAGCCGAAGACGTTGCCGTGATCGCCGAGGCGAAGCGCCGAGAGGAAAAGCACCTCGGCATCAAGCGCCCGAAGCAGTCGATCAAATCGGCGGGGTTCCCGAAGTCCGAGAAGGCCGCGCGTCGGTCTCCGAAGCAGGATCTGCCCTACCGCCCGCTGTACCGCCCCGCTCTTAACGCTGGAGGGGAGAACTAAAATGGCAAACGAACAGATTTCACCATGCAGCCATTGCCGCGCGAAGAACCCGAGCGTCAAGCGTCAATCAGGTAGAGGCCGTGGCGCTATGCGCATGCCTTGGTATCGAGAGACCATTTCGTGCGGAAGCTGCAACATCAGCGTGACTGCCGGGACTCCCGGAAATGCAATCAAGTTTTGGAACCGCAGCTATCGCGCTGAGGAGGTAGCATGAACCAGATCACGAAGGAAGCAATCGAGGCCGCAGCCGACGCCTATTGGGGGCGAGACGTGCTGCACGGATCGACCGCGCTTGACCAGATGCGCATCGCCCTCGAAGCCGCCCTCCCGTTCCTCCCCATTGCAGTAGAGGGGAAGGTCAAGGCGCTGGAGTGGGTCGAAGGCGCGCCGGGGACTTACACAGAGATAGCTGAAAGCCCCTTCGGTCATTATTCCGTCTGGGAGATCAACGGGACCGCCTGCTGGTCTCCTTGGAAAGCTGGTAGCGGCTCCATCGTGGATGGAGGCTTAGCCGGTGCGAAGGCCGCCGCGCAGTCCGACTACCAGACCCGCATCCTCTCGGCTCTTGACGCAGGAGGGGAGTGAAATGGACAGCATCGAATATCGCGCGCGCCGCGACGCGCAGAAACAGGCGGAAGCCGAAGGCAAGGTTGCCGACAGCATGGAAGTGCGCAAAGCGCTCATGCAGCGATTTCACGACGGCGAAATCACGCTCGAACAGGCTCAGGCAGAGCTTGCCAAGATAAAGCGGAACGCCAAACGCAACGGACAGATCACTCGTGATCAAGCATTTACGGGAAGGCGCTGACATGTACGAATCTGTCTCTCTGCTGAAACGCATGTCAGACCTTCTGGATGATCTCTCGCCTGAGGACACCATTGGCTTCACCAACGGCGCGAGGTGGATTGACGTTGCGACCGTGGAAGAAATCCGCAAGGCCGCCTATCCCTCCTCCCCCGGCAAGGACGGCGGGCAGGAGGTGGAGGCGGTCGTCAAGCCGCTGGCATGGAAGCCGGAAAGCACTGACGAAGCAGGTTACTCATCCACGATCGCTAAGACACCGTTCGGCTTCATGTACGACGTGTGGCGGATCAAGGAAGGCGCATTGTGGAACGGCGTCGGACTGCCGAAGGTTGACGGAGAACCGCCGAAATTCGACAGCCGAGAAGCTGCGATATCCGCTGCCAACGAAGACTATGCCGCTCGCGTCCTCGATCTGGTCGACACCCAGCCCGCCAGTACGGCGCTGGTCGAGAGGCTGACGAAGGCGCTGCAACAGATCGCCGATGCCCGTTGCGACCACGATATGGGCTTCGATCGTGAAATCGGCCCGCTCGGTTGCTCACTCGGCGACAAATGCGTTTGCGTCGGCCTGTGCACGATTGCCAGTCGTGCCCTTCTGGAGCTTTGACATGAAAATCGAAATCGAAGGAAAGCTTTCGGACGATCCGCGTTCGGCCATTCTCGCGATCGAGGGCGTGACGCGCTCACTCTGCCAGCAGACGGGCAAAGACCCGGCGGAAGGCGTCATGATGCTGCTGACGGCAGCCGTGCATATGTCCAACACGTATTCAGCCAGCCCGATCGACGAAACGGTCACGGCGATGGCGACCGCACTCGGTTATGCCGTCGTTGCCGCTGACGACATGTTCAAGCTGCGCGCTGCCACGCAGGAGCCCCGCCAATGAAGCCAACACCGACACCCGAGAGGATCGAGCAGATCGCCAAGATCATCGACAAATCAGCATGGCAGGCGATTGAAGACGGTCGGGATGCTTTGCCGCATAGCCTGTGGGGCATCCGTCGTGATGGAGCGCGTCGGACAGCCGCCGAGGTTATCGCCGCCCTCTCCGTGCCAGCAGCGGCGGTAGTGGGGGAGCAAGTCGAATGGCTGAAGGCGCGGCTGGCTTGGTTTCATCTTCCGCCGGGTAAGCGAGACCACGACACCCGCGAGAAGTGGCTGATCCAGTGCGGTATGCCCGAGGCTAACGCCGCCCCTTCCGCGCCCGATGGCTGGCAGCCCGAAGGCGTACTGAAATTCGGCTTTGACCGGATCAGCGAGGAGATCACCGCCGGCAGGAAGCAGAACGCGCTGACTTACCTGTCTTGCGCTTTCGCTGAGTTTTCCAGCCGCCAGAATGAACTGCGCCGGCTCGGCGCCCAGATGTCCAATGTCCTCTACAACCTCGCTCAGAGTGCCGATTTGCCGACCGCAACCCGGGAAGCGATGAAGGAACTCACGAGCCAGTGGGACGCCGCCCCTGGAGGCAAGCCATGACGGATCTTGTCGAACGCCTGCACAGATACCGCCCGATCGATGAATGGGGAGCCGGTGTGCATCACACGATCTGTGACGAAGCCGCCGCCCGCATCTCTCAGCAGGACGCCGAGATAGAACGGTTGCGGCGGGAGGTGGCCGAACTTCGCGAGATATCGGTCGATAAGGCGCGTGCCTGGGATGCGCTTAACGCCACATTTGAGCGCGGGCGCCGCAAAGGGTTGAGCGAAGCGGCAGGGATCGCGGAACTTGACGCCGATTGGTCGGCCTTCGGCAAAAAGGACATCGAGCCTTGGGATACCGGCCCTGACGCTGTTCGCGACTATCGGCTCGGGATTGTCGCCGGCAGAGCAATTGCTGCTGCGATCCGCGCCAAAGCCGAGGATACGCGGACATGACCGGTTTCGGCTTCATCGCATCCCTCCTCCTCATCTGGGCCTGGCTTGAGCCGGAAAAGGTCGGCCGCTGGCTCGCCCGCGTGAAATCCGGCGCCGCGGCCGCCCGCCAAGAACAAGGAGCCGAACAATGACGGCACCCATGCTACTCGACAGCGAGCAAGCTGCCGAACTCCTCAACGTCTCTACCCGGACCTTGCGCGAATTTGTGAAGGCTGGCGATATAGCCTACGTGCCGCTCGGCGCCGGCAGGTCGAAACCGCGCCTCGGCTTTACCATGGACGACATCAACGAATTCATAAAAAGCCGGAGAACCCGCGAGTGTCCGTCTACAAGCCGCAAAACACCCCGTATTATCACTTCGACTTCCAAGTTGCAGGTGTACGATATTATGGATCTACGGGCACAGCGAACCGCCGCGAAGCAGAAGCCCGCGAGAAGGTAGAGAAGGACAAGGCCAAGGCGGCTGCGAAGGCCGCCAAGCACGCCAACGGCGCCGGCCCTCTCACCGTGGGCATAGCCACTGCCCGATACTGGACCGAGATCGGCCAGCACCACGCCAACAGCGAAACCACCTGGACCGACATCAACCGCCTCGTCGATTACTTCGGCGCGGCGAAGCTCATGTCGGCGATCGGCGACGACGATATCGCTAAGCTCGTCCAGTGGCGACGAGCCCAGACAGCATGGGGCAAGGCGGAGACGAAGGACGGCGAGCCTATGCGGCTCGTGTCGGCCGCGACCGTCAACCGATCGACGACGCTCGTCATCAAGAAGATTTTCACCAGGGCGAAACGCACCTGGCGCTACGACCTCCCGCTCGAGCCGAACTGGCGCGACCATTGGCTCAAAGAGCCGATCGAGCGGGTCCGCGAACTGAAGCAGACCGAAAGCTCGTCGCTCTACCTCGCAACCAGGAACGACTATCAGCCGATATTCGATTTCGAGCGCGCTACAGGCCTGCGCCTGCGAGAGTGTATCCTGAAATGGTCCGAGGTGGATTGGCAGACGGGATGGATCACCAAGCTCGGGAAGAACGACCGGCCGGTTAGAACGGCGATCACAAGCGAAATTCGGGAAATCCTGCTGCCCCTGCGCGGGCACCATCCCGAATTCGTCTTCACCTACCAGGCGGCACGCACGCGCACCGGCAAGGCTTCATACAAAGGGGATGGGGAAGGAAGGAAGAAAGGCGACCGGTACCCGATCACCTATAGCGGGCTGAAGACGCAATGGAAGCGTATTCGCGGCAAAGCCGGCGTCGAGGACTTCCGATTCCATGACTTTCGGCATGATCTGGCGACCAAGCTTTTGCGCCAGACCGGGAACCTGAAGACGGTGCAAAAGGCACTCAGCCATCGCGATATCAAGACGACGACACGCTACGCGCACGTGCTCGACGAGGAGGTCGCTGACGCCCTCGAATCGCTATCGAAGCAGCGGCGCAAACAAAGGAAGAACAAATGA